TCACCATTGGCCCGAGAAGATGCAGGTCAGTGCTTCGATGCCGCTGAACTTCCACAGCGAGTCGTTACAGTCTCTGGCGAATGCGTGGGCGTTCGAGGCGGTGAGGGCCAAAACCACTGCGGAGGCGTAGACGATTTTCTTGAATGACATGGTGAATCTCCTTTTTCGTATCGGCACTTTCTTGTGAGAGCCACCCCGACGAGGATGGTCGTCCGCACTATATGCCCGGCCTCGGCAGCAGACGATTAGGGCTGGTGTGCTAATGGCGAATACGCATCACCCAAGGCCGCGGGCGAGTTGCGCCAAAACAGAATTAGTCATTGCAGCTGTACTGATACTCGAATGGAAAAAACACCGTATCGACCACCAAGGAAAACGGCGCGTCGATCAGTAAAAAGGGAATCAGCTTTCCATGGGAGGTGCCTACCAACCACCAGTCCAGGCGCACGCCCTTGTAGGGGCAAGGGTGGTCGTAGTCCATGCGCATCGCCACCGCGGCGCAGCCGCTCAGGCAATTGACCAACACCAACAGAATCACTTTCCGAAACATGTAATGTCCTTATTACATCCATCTGCAGAGCTGCATAGACGTCTCTGCGATACGCCAGTGACTTTTGCCCAGTGGTAATGACAAAAAAATACATCCGCCAGCAGAAAGGCAAGAAAGCCTCTCCAACTGCGTAAATCGCAGACCGGATTTGAATTTGCGGAGCGGAAACGAACAAGGGTTTGCATCAGCTTTCGCCAGCAAACCCTTGAAATAGATGGTGCCCGAAGCCGGAATCGAACCGGCACGCCCTTACGAGCGGGGGATTTTAAGTCCCCGTTCGATTCCATACAAATCAATCACTTAGCTTATTTTTATTGCCGCAATCATGCAAGAATCAATGCCCTGAAGCCCAATAAAATCAATGGGGCAGTATTTTTTGCGGCAAGAAAATCACCCCCATCCTCCGGCGTCCTGCCGACCGAACACATCCCCCCCATTCATTCAGTACGACACCACCAGGATTGAGCATAAAAGGCATCGCCGATCTGCTCGATACCGTTCAGGTTCATCCCGCCCTGAGCCATTCCTGTGATCTTCACATCAAGTAGCTGCGGGAGAATGTCAGGCCCTGGGCCTGGGTTGAATACCCAGGCGCTAAAAGTCGCCCGGCCAAGCTCCTCGTTCTGGCATTCATAGATGTGAATGTCACCACGAATTGGTGGTGTTTTCCGCAGCTCCTCCTTGGAAAGCGCAACCCCCAAGAATCGGCGCGGGGTAATCAGGAAGTACATCGCAGAACCTATACTGTATAAAAATACAGCATATTACTCACGGCTCCCTGACCATCAATCGGGCGCTGACGAGCGGCCCTCCCGTTGGTCTACGTTGAATGAAGTAGACCATCACTTCGGAGGCGAGCATGTGCGGACGTATCGCGCAGTACCACGGCATTCACGACTTTGTGGCTGTGCTCAGCATGCCGGGCGCTCTGGTCAACAACGCCGGCGATCAACCTCTGGAGCGGTACAACGTGGCGCCGACGACAAATGTCGCCCTGCTCCACATAGAGAATGGCGCGCTACATGCCGACCTGATCAGATGGTCCTGGAAGCCGCATTGGGCAACCAATCGAGCCGAACCCAATGCCCGCGCCGAAAAGGTCGCGCACAATCCCTACTACCGCGCAGCCTGGCCAAATCGAGCGATCACGCCAATAGACGGATGGTTTGAATGGCTTGTGGAAGAAGGTGGAAAACAGCCCTACTACATCCGGCGACGTGCTGGCTTGCCCAGCCTGTGCGCCTCGATTGGCCATTGGCCGCATGCTGACGAGCCTCCTCGGGAACACGACGGCTTTGTGATCATTACTGCGGACTCCGCCGGCGGCATGGTCGACATTCACGACCGGCGGCCAGTAGTCCTGGCGCCGGACCTGGCCCGGGAATGGCTTGACCCGGCGACACCCAGGGAGCGGGCCGAGCTGATTCTGATGCACCAGAGCGAACCGTCCGAGGCGTTCGAGTGGTTCAAGGTCGACCGCGCCGCGGGCAACACGAAGAACCAGGGGGCGCACTTGATCGATCCCATCAGCGAAATCCACGGCGGAGCATTCGTGAATAACGCTTAACCACCCGTTTACTCTCCGCCGAGGGATCGAACGTAAGCCTGGCAAGCCTGCAGGGCGATCAGCCCCCGGTCGCCGTCGTCGGTGATGCTGATAATTCGTTGAGCATGCGCCGGGTCAAGTCGGGCGCGTGCGGCTCCATGAACCACGCCGCCGGCGCCGGGGGTGGCAGGCACTGCGCAGCCACTGGCTGCATCCGCGGCGTCGACAAGGACTGACAGCCGCAGGTCAGCAGTAGCAAGGCGATCACGCAGGCGAGCTTGGTCTTTCTGAGCATTGGTCAGTTCCTGGTAGTGGGATTGGTCGGCGGTGGCCAGGCGCTGCTCGAGCGCGAGGCGCTTGGCTTGCTCGGCCTGCTGTTGGGCGCTCGCCGCATTGCTGATCGCGCTCAGGTCATCCCGGTGCTGCTGGGCAAGGTCTGCGAGCTGCTTGCCGTAGCGCCAGTCCTGCACCTTCCAGGCCGCGCCCGCGCCGGCGGCGATCAGCAGGCCGGCCAGGATCAGCAGGCCGAGCAGCTTCTGCACCGGCGTCATGTCAGAGCCCGCCGCACGCCTTCGGCCAGCACCGCATCCGGATAGGCATACCCTGCATTTTCGTGATGGATGATCGCCTTGACGAACCCGGCCATGACCGAGGCCTGGGCCAGGTCAATCTCCGCCCCAGGCCGAGTGCCGGTGTTTGCCTCTACGGCCCGCACGTAGGTAGCCGTGTCGTTCTCTACCGCCGGCGCCCAGCGACTGATAATCGCCTTCACCGTCTTGAGCCCGTGCTTGCGCTGGTAGGTCAGCAGCAGCTTGCCCAGGGCGCGGATTCCGTTCTCTGGCGTATCGAAACGGGCGAACCGCTTCTCAAGCACTGGGTTTGGTGGGAGCTGGCCCTGCCACTTGTTGGCCGGGTTGTAGTCGATGTTCCCGGGGTTTCGATTGCGCACCCCGCGGGTTTCGGTGGTCGGCATACTTTTCTCCAGGCAATAAAAAGCCCGCTCAGTGGCGGGCTGTTTTCGTTTGGTTTGGGTCAGGCTGTTTCGTCGGCAAGCATCGGATCGGCAATAATCTCTGGAATGGGCGGCTCCACCGGCCACGCTGGCGAGTCATACCAGCCTGCCTTGGTGGTGACCTTGCCCAGCGCGAACTTGTAGGCCTTCCAGGTTTTCAAGTTCACGATCAATGCAGCTTGCTCGGCTTCATCCTCGGGCGTGGCTTCGCCGGCTTCAATGCCGTAGCCAAGCGTTTCGATCCGATCAGTGATGCGGTCGATCTGCGTAGCAGCCTGCTCGCTCCTAGCCGCCAACCGCGCCTTAGATTCAGCCAGGCGCTCAGCCAGAATTTCCGCCGCCTTCATTTCGGCGGTGATCAGCTGGGACCAGTCGATACTCCCTGCCCTCGGCAGGCTTAGCTCTTGCTCTCCAGGCGGTTCATCGCTGGGCAACGGCTGCGGTAAGGCCACCGGCCCGTCGGGCACATTGTGAAGAGGAGAAGGAAAGGCCTGGGCCTGGCTGTAGTTGACAGGAAGAGGCAGGATCAAGCTGAACGCCAACTCACCACCGATATTGTCGACTTGGCCAAAAAACCAGCTCGAACTCAGCGCCGCGGCAGGCAACGTACTGCCGTCGGCCATCGGCGAGAAATCGAATGTCTCACCGTTGACGATCAGTGAACTACCAGACCGAACCACAAACAAAGCGTCATCCCGGCGCTGAGGGAAAAGATGTATTTTCATTGGTGCCACCGACCGATTGCAAAATATTGAAGTGTGTAGGCTTGTGCTGCCCGCGAGTAAACGTCGAACAATATGTTGCCTGCCCACGCACTAAGCGAATCGACGCCACGGCCGCCAACCCAGCCTGTGGTTTCTGAGGAGCTTGTAATCCCAACGTCGGCGAACGTAAGGCTTGTAAATGTCGCGGGCATAGCGACAGCGGCATTACCACCGCTGTAGTAAACCCCGCTTGTAGAGACTGTTTGAATGGCTACGGTAACTTGAACTTGCCGAGTGCAAATCATTGCCCCGCCGGCAAACTTTGTATATGTGCCATTTGCATTAGTGCCGGTTTCAATAATGGCTCCGGTCGGCACTCCTCCAGATTGAGAGACAGTGCCTATGATGTTGGTGCGTTTGTAGTTGATGAGATCAGCAGCATAAAGCTCGTCAAAGTTGCTGTTGATTTTGACGTTGGCGCTGCGCGGCGTATCCCCGCCGACTCCTGTAGGCGGTGTTCCTAACTGAATTACCTGCTTAGCCATTTATTACTCCCAAAAGAAAGCCCTCGCGCGGAGGGCCTGGTTGAATGTGCATCGGGTTACAGAGGGCGCATCGGGCGCGCTGCAAATGTCGTGCGACCATTCTTTGCGGTCCCCCCTTCAGAGCTGACCATCGCCCCGATATATCCGTTTAGCGTTGAGCGGATGCCGGCATGAAACCCACATGGTGTTTCCAGCGTCGAGTTGCCGTTATAAATCTTCCCGCCGATCAGGGTTGAAGCCAGGAAATAATCTGCAGAGTCGCCTGTCCATGGCATTTGGCAGCCGGACCAGTAAACCCCGCCTACCTGCTCGCCTCGGTTATCGAGTGACCAGCCCTCATTGACAGGAAACCCTCTCATCGAAAGCAGGTTGTCCGCTCCGACAAAAATTACCTCGCCGGCCGCGTTTTTCAGCCTGATGTCATACTCGCTGGGTGGGCCAACTGAACGGAACGTCGCCACCAGCCACTTCCCGCTGCAATCCGAGCTGTTGAATGGCGACATCAGCTGCAGCTGGAACGAGAACCCCGTCCAGCCCCCCGGGCTGCCGATGTTCATCAGCGTGTGATACATGCCCTGGTTGTTCGGGTTCAAGAACACCATGGGCGGATCGGGTGTGGTGATCGGTGTTGGGTAAGTGATGGTTGCTGAAGTGATGGTGCGCGGGGCGCCAGGCGGCTTACCGATCACGTAGCTGCCACTGGCAGCGACCCCGAGAACCCTGTTCACGCTGTCGATCTGAAAGAAGTTCAGACCGTTGCGCGACCTGAATCCGTAGTCCATGCCTTCCCCTTATTGATAAGTCAGGATAAAAACGTTCAAGGCTATGCCGGCGCCACGGCGCACCCTGAGCTGGCCGGTAGACCAGAACACAGCAGGGAGCGCCGAGGAGCTGTTAGAAGCGTCCTGAAGCGTGACGCAAACGAACGAAGTCGCGGTGATCTCCGGCATATCGATGAAGCTGGTGAAGTCGCTGGTGATCGGTGGGACCGTAACCTTCTTGGTCACGATCGAACGAATCCCCATGGTCGACGTGTTGAGTGTTTCCACGCCGGCGGCGTTCCTTGTTCTGGCTCCATAAAACGCCATTACGAAAGCCTCCCCAGCCCTGCACGCTCGATATGGTTCAGGTCGTAAACGAAGATGCCATTGTTGTTCAGCAGCGTAGAACCTTCCGCTGACTGGCCACGTAGCGTCAGCGTCCCTGCCGGTATGTTGATTTCCAGCAATGGCAAGCCTTCGCTGTTGAGTGCTGCCGACCTGAGCGTCATGCCGAGTACGAGCTCCTTGATAAAGGCCTGGTTTATAAACGCCTGGTTGATGAAGACCTGGCCGTCCTGGACAACAAATGGCACAGCGAGAGCGCCCCCGCCCATGCCATTCACCACAGCGAAGCGATCCGCACTCACCAGGAACTGGCTCTGCAGGCCGGCCGGGCCGTTCTCGATGCCCAGCCCAATACCTGCGGCGACATAGCGCCCCGCAGAATCGATCTGCATCTTCACCGACCACATGGTCGAGGCCTTACCGTTCAGGTCCACCTGGGCCTGGCTCACCTCCTGGATTGCAGCGGTATTCTGGCCCATCTGGACTTGGACGGTATCTACGCGCTTGCCGGTGGCCACGTCGCCCTCGATCACCGCCGACTGCACCGACCAGACACCAACAAAGCTTTCCGTCGAGCCGGCCAGGTCCTCGGTGGAGCCGGCCATCGGCGGGTTTACCTGGGCAAACACGCCGTCGACCTTCTCGCTGATCGCCGATATCTCACCTGATACCACCTGGATGCGGTTGTTGACCGACCCGGGCAGGTTGGCCGGGCCGTCGATCAGATTGATTCGATCGCCCAGGTGCTGGCCGAGGGCGGACTCGCCGATCTGGCCGGAGAAATACTCCTCGTATTCGGTTTGGTCAGAACTGGCCTGGCCGTTGATCCCAATGCCCGTCGGGTACCACGGGCCGACGTTGCCGGTGCGGTCGACCAGGCGCGCCCAGAAGAAGAACGAGGCACCGGCCAGGATGCCCTGCATTTCATGCCGGGCCTGCGGATAGGCGAAGTCGCCCAGCTTGATCGCGTCGGCAAGCGACGTGGTCTTGCTGTACCAGATCTCGGTGCGCTGGGTGTCCTCGGCGCCCGCGGGGAAGCCCCAGTCCAGGCGGATGCCATAGACCAGACTCGTCGGCGTCAGGAACGACACTGACGGCGGTAGCCCCTCCTTACCCTTGAGATCGGTCAGGTTCGAGCTTTTCCAGATTGAGGAGATATCGAAGGCACTCACAGCCCGAACCCGGGCCAGATAGGCGCCTGCATAGATCCCGGTCACGTCCACGCTGGTCGAACCAGTGCGCTGCACCTTGATCCAGTTCCCGCTGTCCTTACGCCACTCCACGTCGTAGGCCACAGCGCCGTTCACCGCGGGCCACGAAATGTTCATGGTGCTGACGGCGATGCCCTGGTCGACCGCGTAGTTTGAAGTCATGGTCACGCTCGCCGGCGGCGGAACGACGGTGATCGGGATCACGCTGATCGGCCGCTCCTCCAGGCGCGCCCCGGTATCGATGAAAGCGAACTTCCCGGGTTCGTACTGCAGGGCGCTGATCTCGAAGTCGCCCTCGGTGGTGCGCTTGGTACTCAGCACCCGGTAAAGCGGGATTGCCAGGTCGTCGGCATCCAGCGCCCACTGCAGCTGAGGCAATGGCGGCTCGCTATAGGCCGTGGTCACGGTGACAGCACGCCCGGTGACGCTTTGCACGGTCCGGCCTTCGGCGCGCCCGCCCGGCAGGTTGATGATCAGGCGATCGCCGGCCTTGGCCTGAGTGTCGCGGTCGAGCGTCACCACGCGCCCAGCCACCGCCGAGATCCGGCCGCCAATTTGCCGGCCGGCCAGCAGCGAGTCCGCCACCGGGATGATGTGCCCAGGCAGCGGAATCACACCTTCCATACCGGTCTTGAAGCTGATGGTCCGGTCCTGGTTGTTGCTCAGGATCGCCCACTTACCGCGGCGCTGGGCTTCGGAAGCACGGGTGCAGCCAATGGCCGTCAACTCGGTGGGTTTGTCGCCGAAGCGGCGCTGCAACTCCAGATCTGCAAACGGAATGACGTCCGTGTCGTAGTTGTTCGCCGGGTTGTCGTAGCTGACCAGGGCGCGGGTGTACCGGGTTTTGGCCGAGGCGCTGCCATATGAAAACTTCCCGTCGACGACGTTGGCCCGGGTGAAGACGTAGTCGTAGTCCTGGCCGCGTGGCATGTCGGCCTGCATCACCAGTTGGCCCTGGGCCCAATAGGTCATGCCTCGGTAGATGCCGGCGATATCGCGCAGCAGCGACCAGGCGTCGGCCTTGCCCTGCAGGTTCATGTCGCAGAGAAACCGCGGCTCCTGGCCGCCCAGGCCGTTCGGCACGTTCTGGTCGCAGTACTGCGAGATCCGGTACAGCTCCCACTTGTCGACCATATACGGCTTGATGCGCTTGCCCAGGCCGAAGCGGTCCTCGGTGCAAACCCCATAGGTGATCCAGGCCGGGTTGTTGGTCCAGGCCTGCTTCATGGTGCCGTCCCAGGTCCCGGTGTAGGTGCGGGCGACAGGGTCGTAGTTGCTCGGCACCTGCCACTTGCGCGCCTTGCACTTCACGGTGACGGCCGGGATGTTGGTGAACTGCTCGGCGTCGAACTCGATGTACAGCAGCGCGGTGTTCGGGTACCGCAGCTTCGCGTCGATCACCTCGGTCAGGCCGGCAATCAGCATAGTGTCGGCGACCTTGTTGCTGTTCCGGTTAGGCGTCAGCCGGCGCACGCGAATCAGCCAGCCGCTGGTGGCCGGCGGCAGATCTACACGGCGGGACCGCTCGTAACGGGTGGTGGTCTTGCCGTCCACGGCCTCGAGCAGCACTTGCTGATAGGCGCCGCCATCGGTGGCCACGTCGATCGCGTACTCGATGCGGTAGCCGCCGACATTCCCTTCTTCGTCCTGAGCCTGCAGGGCCGGCCAGGCGAACCGAACGCGCGCGGCTGACAGCTGGGTGTTGGTGATCGAGCGCACCCATGGGGTATCGCTGCGCAGCTCGATGTTCAGCGTGGTCTCGTTCTCGACCGATGGGATGCCCGGGATATATGACTGATCCACAGAGCCAGAGCGCCAATCCCACTTCACGTTCGGGAAGTTGATGTTCCCGCTCGCGTCCTTGATCGGCGTGTTGTCCAGGTAGATGTCGTAGTCGGTCGGCGCGCTGTCGAACTCGCCCTCGCCCACGGCGATCAGCATCTTGGCCAAGTTGGTCGAGCGCAGGCTGTCGTTGGCCTCGGTGGGCGACTTTGGCTTGCTGCTACCACCCTTCTCGCCGCGGATCTCGATCTGTGCTGCTGCGCCCATGTTTTCCTCCAGGCAATAAAAAACCGCCCGGAGGCGGCTTGGTCATGAGCCATGAAGGCTCGCGTATAGCTTCATCGCGTAATCAGCAACGCGGATCAGACTCAAAACAACCCCGCAGATCAATGGAAACCATTTCTTCATCAGCAAACCCTCCTTTCACTCGGAAGGCCAATCCTTCCTCGCTTAGTGAGGGCTTTTGCTGTTAGGTCTTATCTTCGGCGTAAATCGATGCAGAAATGATCATCCCGCCCCACCGGCGCTCACCGATGCAGATCGGGACAGGGTTGCCACTGGCGGTGGTGTTCTTGGCGCTGCCGAAGGCGTATGAGGGTAGGTTTTCGGGGGATGCGCTTTGTGACAAGCCACCCTGTTGAGGACTGAGCATCTGGATTACGCCGCCGGCCGTAGAGGCAATGCCGCCAGCGATCAATGCCGCCCCTTGAGCTGTGGTAGATCCATACGCGAAGAAGCCTACAGCGATCAGCACCACACCCAAGATCGTCTGCATCAGCCCGGCACGTTTGCTGCCAGAGATCACTGGGACGATTCGTATCTCTCGGGTTCCGCCCAAACCAAAAGCGTCTGTAGATTCATTCTTCCTATTTCGGAAGATCGCGAAACGCATCCCGATTCGATCGAGTCGTCGAATTTCATCCTCGAAACCTTCAATGGTCGCCTTCAGCGCCTTGAAAGCCTCCCAGGCCTGCTGACTGTCTACTTGGCGGCGATGGGTGCGTCCAAATTTCTTTGCCAGCGATCCAGAGAGAAGGATCGTAGTCATTGGGTTATAAGCGATAGCTAAGGCTGCCATGTTTTTCTCTGCGCACAAAAAAGCCCGCCGAAGCGAGCTTGAGTAATGTTTCAAATAGCCGTTGGTGAAATGTCGAATGAGTCACCTGAAAGCGTAATCCGGCGCCTGATCGTTTCTCCGGCCCTCACATCAACCTCACGCTCGACTAATCCCCACCCGCCGCACGCGGCGCTAGGCTTAACGCCGAGTATGTGCTTGCCAGCCTTTACCCCGAACCGTCCAACTTCGCCGGAAGCGAACTCAGCAGCCAGGGTTCCATCGATGTAAAGCCGGTAGTTGCAGCCGGAGCCATAAAGGCCACTATCACGCGTAACCAACAGCTGGGCTTCAGACTTTCCATTGAAGGCGTAAAGCCGACTGCTTGGAACTGGGTCAGCTTTATCGGCCGGAACCGGTGACGTCGCACACCCCGCCAACAGCGCCACCGCTACCGCTCCTACAAAAAACTTCATGTCGTTCCCTCGCTGGGATATACGATAAGTACCGATCAGCCAAGAATGCGAGCCTTTTCATTCTGGTACTCGCTATCTGTAAGCAATCCGCGCTCCTTTAGATCACCAAGCTTTTCAAGCTGCTGATATTTGTCTTCAGGCTTTATTGGTGAACCCAACAGGTCATCTTCATTCTTCTCTATGGCTAAGACTGACCAAATCAGACAGGCCAGCCAGCCGAGGAACGTCCAGCCGAGAAAAAGATTCAGAAGGCGTATTGCAATGCGATTTGGATGATCTCTGTAATACGCGATGTAGGTGGGAATAAAGTAAACGACAACCAGCACAATCAGAAAAACCAAGCCAGCCATCATGTTTCCAGTCATACGAAATCTCCCTGTAGATGCCGGCAATCTACCATCATCCGCAGGAAGCACCAAAAACTCGCTTGAACGAATCCTCGCCCTACCCGAGTCCTTCTGTGCCAATCACATCATGCTAGTTGTTCTAAGCTGGGGAGAAACGAAAAAGCCCAGCGCGGGGCTGGGCTACGTATCAGACGGAGGCAGAAATATCTATGCGGTATTTGCCGGGACCAAACTGGGATATCGGATACCCCGCAAAAACCTTCCCCCAAAACACTTCAGCGCCATTAACTATTTCAATGAAGACCTCTTCCCGGCCTTCAGACCGCAACAAGACGATCAGTTGCCTCATCGCTTCGGCCGCAACGCCCTTTTGCCTGTAAGGAGTGAAGATGAATAGAGGGAAAATCTCATCAGGTACGCTGCGATAGGTGCAAAAGCCAGCTACGTCACCCCGGTATTCAATAATAAAGACATGCTCTCCAAGCATTTCAACTCCACAAACCACCGATCCAATACTCTTATCTGGATCCTGCACCAATATGGCTTGCAGCAAATCAATCTCGTCAGCTGATGCTGTACGCAAAATCACGCCATATGTCATCTCTCGCTGCTCCCTGCATTGAAAAGATGGCACTTTAGCACCACTCAAAGATAACGCAAGTATCTGGCCAAGCATCCAGTGTGGATGGAATGCCAGTGGCTGGTGTCAGGTTCACGTAGTAGCGTTAAGACACCAGTCGAAAGATTCGATGTCTTCAGCCATAGGGAACTATCCACATATGCTACCGATAGATGAGATGAACGATGCAGTTGAAATTCAAGATGGTTTGAATTCCGCTACCCTTGAGGTGCTGAAATTAATTGCGTGGGTAGTTGCAGCGAGACTCCCTGAGGACCACAGAGCCGAATTCCATGAAATGCTTAAAAGCCTCCCAATGGAATTTGAGCCGTTCCGCTCGATGCCGGTGAATAGCCAAGCATCATTTTCTCATGTGATTAACGCCGTCGCTGAGCGCGTGGAAGAGCTTGGCTGATCCAGCCTATTCAAGGACTCCCCAGTCCTTTGCCTGCAAGCCCAAGGACTGGGGTTGCGCCAATTTCGGCGCGGATTAAAGACCTAGGAGGTCGATGTGAGTCAGCATCCAGTTACATCTTTTGAGGCAGGCGTCGTAGCGACAATCGGCGCGATCGCACTTTACTTGCGATCAAGGCCCGACTACGACGAAGCCGAACTGAGAAAATTTGTGTCCTTTTTTAAAAACACAATTCCCGACGGGGCGGACAAGATCGCGTACAGCGCAGCTCTCGACGCGCTAGGTGGTGATTTATCTAACGTAGAACAAGCAATTAAGAGCGGCGTGGGAGCAACCCCGAGATAAAGCGTGTCAGCGCATTGTCGCGAATCACTGCTCCGACAATGCGCACCTTCCCATCCTCGCTCACTTCAAACGGCTGATTCATAACTCTCTCCCGCGGCCCTGCCGCATCATGTGGTTGGTTGTGCATCTTTGTGCCTGAGGATCAGGCGCGTTCGATCAAGCCAGGGCCCGCCGAAAACGATGATTTCGCTTGGCCGGCCATACAGGTGGTGCAGCAGGAAAGGCCCGGGGCCGAACACCTCTGCGGCCTCCCCGGGCAGCTGCGGATCCGAGCCGAGGTAAACTCCCGCGTGGTTCGGGTGCGCCGTGCGCCCCACGGACATGACGATCATGTCGCCACGTTGCGGCTTGTCGACCTGCACGAATCCCGCCGCTTCATAGGCCTGCTCGTAGAGGCTCGGCCCGGCCGGGTCTTCCCACCAGCCATCAGCGCGCTGGAAGGCTTCGAACTCCAGCCCCCACTCCCGCTTATACCAGTCCGCACAGACCTGCCAACAGTCCCAGGCGCCGTGGACGAATGGGCGCTTGAGCAGCGGCGTGTGGCCCGCCGGCGCGATGGTGCGCAGATCCCCTTCAGGCCAGCTCAGAATATGCCAGGGAAGCGCCGTGGCCTCGCACATGGCCAGGTCCCGCGGTGACGGCCGGCTGGTGGCGTCAGGGTGCGAATGCACGATGCCGATCACCTCGCCCTGGTCCTCGGCCGCAGCGTAGTCCTCCGGATCCAGCCGGAACTCTTCGTTGGGCTCGGTGGAGACGTTGCGGCACGGGAAATACTGCTGTTTGCGCCCGACGGCCAACAGCAGGCCGCAGCACTCTTTCGGGTACTCGGCCGCCGCGTGTGCCTGAATTGCGCTCAGGATGTGTTTGCGCATGGTCAACTCCGGGCAATGATGGAAACGGCAGGGAAACCACCGAAAGGCAGCTCGTTGCCCTCGCCGAAGCGCGGGATGCATCCGCGGCCCAGGGTGGCGTCGCATTCGTCCTTTTCCGGGTCGTCCGTGGGCAGACCGTCCTTGTCGACGTAGCCGCCGGTGTAGCCGCAGTTCGGCCCACGGTAACCACCGGTGAGGCACCAGTGGCAAAGCGTGGTCGCCTGCCGGCCGATGGACTCCCCACCAACGTCGCCCGGGCTGGCCAGCTCCCAGCTGACCGTTTCCCCGTCCTCGTTGGTCTTCTGGTCGATGTACCAGACCTCGATCGTTTCCTGGGTGGGGTCGGCCGTTGGGTTGCCGCTCGGGAAGTTCTGCGCATCCAGGTAGCTGCCCAGCGTGTGCCGCATGGTCAGCTTGAACTCGAGTAGGTCGTCGAAGGCCAGGCACAGGGCTGTGATGCGACCGTTGACGTTGCCGACCGACAGCGTGGGTCGTACCGCGGTACCGTCGCCGTTTGCTTCGATGCCATCGATCTGCATGGGCCAGGCGCCGTACTCGTTGCCTTGCCACCAGATTGCCTTGGCCGGCAGCTGGTCGGCGTTTGACCCTGCTGCCAGCAGCTCCTCGGGCGAGTGTGGGATAGCGTGCCCGTGGAAGCGCAACACGTCCGCCCCGTAGTCCGATCCGTCCAATTCGAAGAGCAGCACTTCACTGCCAGGCTCAAGAGCCTGGAGGTCACTGATCAGCGGCATGATTGCCCCTTATGGATGAAAGGCCCGGTTGAACGTGGCCGTGATCTTGAAGACCCCGCCCCCGACAGGAGTGGGAACAGGATTGACGCAAGTGAACAGGCCCAGCTCACCGAGCGGGGTCGTCCAGAGAAAGGCTTTCGCGCCGGCGTGCCGATCGTAGAAGGCCATGATTTCAAGCACCCGGGCCTTCGAACCGGTGTAGGTGACCGGGTAGGAGTCTTCCTTGTTGTTCGGTCCGTCGCCGGCGGTTTGCTTGTAGCCGTCACCGAACTGCGCGGTTCGCACCCGATAGGTGATCTCGGGTGCGTCCCCGTTCTGCGTTGGCCAAGTGAACGTTTCAATCGCCATTACCCCCTCCCATTTATCACGCGCCAGATAGAACCACCTGGCTGCAGCCCTCTGGCGATTGCCGTTTCAGCCTCAGTTTTGGCCGCCTGCTGAATGCCTTTGCCCAGCTGCGTCGTGTCCTCCTGGGTGGTTCCCTCACCCGCGCCCGATGTTTGCACCGAGACGGCTACCGGGAAGTTGTAGGTGTTGCCACCTCCGCCACCGCCCATGGCCATAACGCCCAACTTGCCGCTGGAGGTCCTGGCTAGAGGCATGATTGCCTCTTCCCCGGCCTCGCCCATGACCCCGGTCTTGCCGTTGGCCATCCCGAACGCCGTGGGTTTGCTGACGATGGAGTTCGTGAAGGCGCCGCCGTCGGCGAACATCTGCACACCACCCGACCAGGCGCCACCCTGGGCCTGAGGGAAGAATTCGCTTGTGTACCCAGCCCGCGTACTACCCGGCGAGGTTGACCCAGTACCGCTACCGGCGAAGTAATTCACTCCGGCACCAACAAGGCTGCTCAGCAGCGATGAACTCGCCTGGCGCGTGGCAATCCGCGCCATATCCGCCAGCACCGACTTGGTGAAGTCGGAAAACGAGAACTTCCCGGTCATGGCGAAGTTGACGACCGAGTCCTCCATGGAGCTGATGGCGTTGGTGAACAAGCTTTTCGTCTGGCCAGCAATGTCGCGAGCCGACTCCAGGTAGTTCTGCCAGGCCGATGTAGCACCGGCGCTCCAGCTACCCTGGGCAGCGGTCATCTCGTCGTAGTTGGAGATCGCCGTTTCCTGCAGGTCCCGTTGAGTCTTGTCCAGGGCCGCCAGCTTCTGGTTGTACTCGTCGAGGCTCATGCCACGGGAGCCGTCGCCATACTGGTCGGCCAAGGTCAGACGCTGCTGGTTGATGCGGTCGTCGATGCCGTTTTGCTGGTCGGTCAACCCGCGCTGCCGGTCACCCTGTCCAAGGCCGGCGGCCGCACGCTGCCCCTGCCGGCGCAAAGTGTCGACTTGCTGCTGCAGGGCCCCGGTATATGTGCTGACAGCCAGGGCTTGCTTCTTGAGCCTGCCCTCCTCGTTCGCGGCCAACACAGCCAGTTCCGAGTCGGCATCCTTCTGCGCCTTGACCATGGAGGCACGGGCATCGGCAATCTTCTGGTCCAGCTGGATGCGCTGGGCCGCCGAGGTGCCGGCCCTGCCCTTGGTCGCTTCGAGCGCCGAGATCTCCGCCTCGTAAGCCGCGGTGACCTCGTCGCGCTCGTTGCCGATCATGGCCTGACGCTTCAGCAGGTAATCCGCCTGGGAGACCAGGCCAGCCTTCTGCGCCGCTTCCAGTTCCTTCTGGGCGTTCTTGTACTCGGACAGGATGCCGGTGAGGGCGTTTTTCGAGTTGTTGAAGCTGGTCAGGTCAACGGCGCCCGCGGGTGTTTTCGAGTCCTTGAACTTGTCGTTGATATTCGCGATGTTCTTGTCGACCACCGCCTGATTCAGGCGTGCATCGTTGGGGCTGACTTTGCGGATATCGTCGAGCTGCCGCTTGTACTCCTTCAAGGCGTCGGCGCGCTTCTGCTCGTTCGTCCAGGAGGACTTGGTCAGGGCATCGACCTTGCCCATTGCGGTGATAGCGTCCTGCTGGGCCTTGGCCTGTTCACCCTCCCACTTGGCAATGTCTGCCGCGGCAGCCTTCTGATCCTCCAGCATGTTGAGCTGGTTGCTGTAGAGCTCGACCATCTCTTTCTGGTTCTGGAACGCGCCAACATTTCCCGACTGGGCCTGCTCCAGGTTTCGCCGGGCCTGCTCGATGTCAACGTCGATATCGGGACGTCCCAGGTTCTTCAGGTTGTCCGCTGCCCGCGCTACTGCGTTGTAGCCCTTCTCCCAGAAGCTCAGGTTTTCGAGGATCCGCGGCGTGCGCTCGTTGATCGCGTCGGCGTATTGCTCGGTCGCCAGCTTTACCGCGCCGGCATGATCACCCTGCTCTTCAAGGGCGGCGATCTGCGAATAAACCGAGGCAGTCAGATAGTGGTACTGCTCGTTGAGCGCTGCCGAGGCCTTTACCGGCTCGTCAGCGATCTTCGCAAACTCAGCGACCGTATCCTTGACCGCCTTGCCGGTAGCTTCCTGCATCGACACGGCAGCCTGGGTGATACCCAGGAAGCTCTCACCCGCGATCTTGCCGTTACCAGCCAGCAGCGCCAGGACTTCAGCAGCCTGTCCGGTAGTGCCGACGGTTGCGCCGACTTGGCGCGCCATATCTCCAAGCTGTCCAGCGCTCACCCCGGCATAGTTGCCGGTCCCAATCAGCGATTCGTTGTACTCATCCTGCTCTTTGGTGCCCTTGTAATAGCTGAATCCGAGAGCAGTGACTGCAGCAGTGACCAGTGCGATAGGCGCCAGAATAGCGAGAAGCCCCGCTGCCGACGCGCCAGCACCAGCGCCCAACTGAGCCACGGCGCGAACACCACTGCCCCAGTCACCGGATGACAGCGCGTTACCGAGCTGCACGACGTTTTCCTGAGCCTGGCGGGTGCCGAGGCGCAGCTTGTCGAAGCCAGTGGTGGTTTTGTTGAGTTTGTCGTAGTCCTTGTCGATCTTGCTCAGGGCGGTGTTGTACTCGTCCTGACTGATCCGGCCGGCATCCAGATGCTTGCCCAATTGCTCGACCTGGGTATCCAACTTCGCCAGTGCGGCGCGAGCCGGGTCAATAGCGCCCAGCAGGCTGTTCAGCGCCTTTTGCTCATCCATGGCCGACTTGGCCAGGGCTACCTGCTGCTTGTCGAGCTGCGCCGAGATCTTCGCGGCCTCAGCTTCGCCATAGGCGCCGGTCTTGGTCAGTTTCGCCAACGCATCGCGCTGTTTTGCCAGATCCTGCGTGGTCTTGGCGCTGGTAGAGAGCGACTTCTCCAGCGCCTGCATTTCGTTCATCAGCGAAACGGCGGACTGCTCGGCGCGGCCGCCGGCCTTCGCCATCTCATCCAGGCTCGTTTTGGCCTCGATCGCATCGGCCGAGTCGATCTTGACGCCGAGTTCTGCAATTTTCATCGACTCACCTTGAGTAAGTGCCCGTGATCACGGGCTGTTTTCACTCTCCTCCGCCATGACGCGCAGGGCTTCGCCTTCCAGCACCTGCAGGTCAGGAAAGATTTCAGCGAGTTTCTTTTTCTTGATGCCGAGGAAGCCGGCGACGTCGCGAATGCAGTTGTAATCGAGGCCGATGGCGCCACCGGTGCCGACCCGCCACTGCGTGGACATTCGATTGAACAGGAGGAAGGCCGGCCAGTTGCATGGCCAGACCTCTACATCGTCACCCGACATATCGGCAGCCGTCAGCCCGAGGATGGCCAACTGCTCAGCAGATGGCCCGCTTTCGTACAACGCCGCGGCTGCTTCCCTCAGTTTCCCAAGCGGGCCTGATTGAATGCGCTCTGATAGGCATTCACCACCGCTTCAGCGGTGCCCTGACAGGACTTAACAAGGGCGAGGATGCTCTTGTCGTCGAACTTGTCATCAAAGCCCCAGCCCGCGACCAAATCCTTAATCTGATGCACCTGATACTCGGTTTCGGCAGCAACGACATCCGACAATGTGGTGCCTTCCCCGAACCCCTCGCGCATTTCCTTCGCCTTGAGGTTCCACTCGTCGAACAGCGCGGCGAGTGCCGGGCGATCGCGATACTTGAAGGTGAACTCGATTGCCTCGGGCTCAGACCCTACGATCGGTATGTGCACGAGAGCTTTGAACGTAGGGTTCTGAGCGATCCTGATCTTTGCCATGGGAAATCCTTATGCGCCGGCCAAGTAACGGAGCGAGCGAGCCGAAAGCCCGATGCTGATGGTTCGCGTCATGACGTTGTTTCGCTCCATCGTCGGATCAGGAGTGATGCTCACATAACCCGGATAGAGGATCTGATCACCGTTACGCAACTTCATGCGCACGACGGCAAGTTCTTTGGTGTCGTCGAAGCCTTCGACAGTCTCGACGTATTGAGCGGTCGGCTGATCCTCAACCACGACGGTGATCGTGGTCGGGTTGCGGTTAATTGGAAATTGCTTGTCATCGTCATCTTCCAGGTAACCGACAGTCTGGTATTGCTGCTCGCCACCGGAGGATGTGAAGGACGTAACTTTCGAGATTTGCGTCCATCCAGACACCGGGATCACGGAGCCAGAACCTGCACCTACCGTGAATTTGTCGGTGTTGGTGGTATTGAGACCGACCAACGCAAATGCATCGGCGGTAACGCCGGACGCCTTTACTGCGCGGTCATTGATCAGCGCCCAGCCGGAGTTGATCAGCAAAACGTCGCCGTTTTCAATACTATGCCCTACGGACGCAGCGACTGGCGGTTTCGCATTGGTCAGGGCGGTGAAAGCGACGGCGGATCCCATAACGCTGGCGATCTCCAGCACAGCGCCGTTCGGCAGCGGGAAGCGTGCGGCCATGGTGTGTTTCCTCTTGAATGCCCGCCTGACGGCGGTAGGTTATGCCCCAGCGGGCGGTTGGTCTGCGACACCCACATAGGTGAAGCTGGTCGGGACCGTGTAGGTCGCCGACTCTGTGATGGTTGGCCCTTGATCTACTGGTTCAGTGATGAGGCCATCGAACCCGTTGCGGGCCAGTGGCGTGTCTACTCGAAAGAGCTGCGTCAGCTCTTCAACAAGCGTTTCTGCGGTGGCCATGGCCTGGGCCGACGGACAGACGATGCTGATCTGATAGACGCCGGTGTACTCGTAGGCGTCCCCGCCGAGGTAACGGCAGGTGGTGCTGGCTGGAAGCTGGAAGGCTCGCAGATAGGTTTCAGATGGGTTCGGTGTGAATTGCTGATTCGAGTAGGCCACTCGTATTGGGCGCGCAGCCGACCATACGGCCAGCTTCGTTTCGATGGCCTGACGGGCGCGTGCGTGACTCATACCTGATTGTTCCTGATGGCCTCCTGCACGATCTGCTGGAAGCGAGCCACGGTGACCCGGACCATGCCGCCGGGAGCCTGGGTCGAGTGGCCGAATTCAAGCGGAATCGCATAGGGCAAATTGTTGATGATGTAAGCGATCTGGCCGGCGGTGAAATCGCTCATCGCGGCTACCAATGCGGCAACAGTTTCATTGCCTTCCGGGTCAACCTCGTCGAACGTGACGCTCTCGACCACGCCGAGGGAAATGTGCCAGTTCGCGCGGAAGCGGCCACCGACGTAGCCTTCCGGGGCAACGATATCCATGCCGTCATTGAGCTTACGACCTTTCTTGAGCCTGCCGCCCTTGGTCAGGTTCGCCGGATCGCTGCGCAGCGCGGCGTTGTGGTCTTCGACAGCCTTGTTGTACTGGGTCGCGACAGCGTTCCGCGCCCAGATCTCCGGGTTGCCCACGGGAGACATGCGGATCAGGCTGCTACCAACCTCAATGATGATCTCGCGCACGCTGGCATCGATGGCTTCGCTGGTCTGGGCCGAGAACTCGGCGAGGCTCAGGGCGAAGCTGCCGGATTGACCGGCGCCCGCCCGACTCATGACCGCACCTGCAATTCATACAGGATCGGCGTGCCGGCTGGGTTGACCTCTCTCAATGGCGGGACAATCGACCAAGTCCGCCCTTGAGAGACCACCTTGTCCAGCAGGCCTGGCACCCAGGCCAAACTCTGAGCAGCGATTTTGAGCTTCTTGTCGCCCTGCTTGATGAGGCTGTTGTTCTGGAATTCCTGACCGGTGAAGTCCAGCAGAATGCCTTGGGCGGTCTGCTCGATGGTGGCGCCCGGCGCCACGCCGCCAGTCTCCGGGTCGTACTCGCCCGGCTGCGTCTTGCTGATGGTCACGGCTTGGCCAAACTCTGTGATCATCTCCAGAGCCATCACGGCCATTTCGTCATAGAAGGCCATGAGGGCTCCAGGTGTGAAAAGCCCAGCGCAATGGCTGGGCTAGTATCAGAAAATCGAATTTGCATCCTGTAACTTCTTGAGTTTAATTCTGCGACGCTCGAGCATCGAATCTGCATATAGCGCCGCCTCCTCAGCTACAGCCTCGCAGTCTGCTGGCGATCGGCTAGCGATTCCTGCCAGTGCAGCGGCGGCGTATTTATCCCAAGCTTCAATTTCCAACTGTGATTTAGCTATTTGCCCTGCCATGAGACCCTCCACTGATTGAGTCCCAACCTACCATCATGCCCGAACAGCAAACAAGCCACGACGCTGGAGATAGTCGGCGAACTGCGTAGTACTCGGCCGATCCGGCGCCGCCGGCAATAGTCGGCCGCTTGTGTTCGGGATAGTCGCGTACTCGCGATCAACTGCACCTTCAACCCGTTCCCGGGTAACTGCACCTTTGCGCTTCTCGATTGGGTCGATGTTGTCGGTGTGGATCTCGGCGGCCAGGGCCATCTGGCCGTACTGGATGCGCGCCGGCAGGTAGTTGTCGGGCTTGATCTCGCGATCAAGCTCAATGCCTCGCCGTGGCCAGGCTAGCGCCTGGTCGCTATCCATCTTGCGTCCCTTCCAGGTCATGCCATCCATCGCCAAGGCGGCCCGGCGAAGCAGCGCTTCCTGTGCTGGAACGTCCCCGGGGATGGTCGCACCGAACTTCACGGCGTAGATGGCCAGGTCCTCGGCTGATGCGTAGCTTTCGGCGTCAGGCTTGCCGGTACCATCCTCGATGATCAGTGTCATGAATCAGCTCGCAGTGGTGTTCTGGATCGGGTGCCGCGTTGTCGGGCACCCGGATTATTACGCCTGTTGCAGATCAGCAACCGCCTTTTCCAGCGATTCTACCGACGCATTCGCCCGATATTGCACGTTGGCGGCGTCGAGTTGAGCTTTGAGGCTTGCGATCTTCTCGGCATTGTCGACTGGCTCCGCAGCCGCCTTGAGGCGTGCGACTTCAGAGCGGAGCGATTCAACCTCGCCCACCAGGGTGTCACGTTCGCCCGTGAGGGTGGCGAAACCTTCGTGAATGGCTTTCAGCGCGTCGAACAACCGAATCGGCAGCTCGCCATCACCGGGGCGCTCCAGGGTCGACTCGCCTTCAACAGCTTCGATCAATCGCAGTATTCCGGCGTGCTCAGTACGGAGGTTATCGTTTTCCTGTTCCAGGCCGGCAATGATGTCGGCACCATCCGAATCAACCGGCTGACTGATCAAAGGCTTCAACACCGAGACTTCGACGCCCAGCGCCTCATAGGCGCCGACCACCTTCGGCCAGTCGCCAATCACGACCGCATGGGTCACACCAGCCTCCGGTCGATCAAAGTGAGCTGGATTGCGGTACCGCTTTTCAGGTTCGAAGTCCGAATTCTGAGTGGAGTAAACCAGTTCCATAAATGTCTCCGTAGCGGCCATCGCTGGCCGCTGTCAGGGCCAGTATCAGCCGCCGGCTGGTGGCGTGGTGGTCAGGGTGATCATCACGCCGGCAGTGACCTTGTCGCTGCCGGCATGCTTGATCCAGTTGGCCGCCGAGCCGACCGCAGCCAGCGTTGGGTTCGAACCACCGACTGTGTCCTTCCAGCTGTAGCCCAGCACGTCGATGTTGACGGTACCTTCGGCGCGGTAACCGATAGCCAGGTTCTCTTCGTCGTCGACGGTGTAGGAGCGAAAGCCCGGGGCCTGGGACTCGGTGATCACCACCGCATTGGGTAGCAGACCGAAGATCACGTCGGCCGGCGCGGTGTCGGTCACCAGCACCGGTTTGCCGAGGGTGCCTGGCAGGCCGCCATAGATGACGACACCGGCTTCCTCGTAGATCTTGTTGGTGATGGCCTCGTCGACAATGTCGAAGTAGGCGCTGGAGTGCATGACCCACAGGGCGATACGGCCGAACTTGTCGCCGAACTTGCGCATGCCACGGGTCAGAGTTTTCTTGCCATCGGTTTCGATGTTGGCAGTGACCACCATGCCGGCGTTGGAGCCGATGGCCGCACGCAGCGCCGCGGTGGCGTACTGAATGAAGCCTTCCAGAGTGGCATCAGCAACGTCGGCACCGATGATCTGGGAGAACTCATCTACCGGACGACCGCGGCGCTTGAACACCTCTTCGGTGGTCTGGTATGGGCCGTACTTCCATGGAGCCTTGACGCCAACAGCCTCGCCGGCGCCGATCTTCTTCGCGACCACCTTACCGGTCGAGTTGACATCGCGATGCTCCAACGAGCCACCAACCTTGTAGAAGGCACGCTTGCGGAAATCGCCTTCAATCAGCTCGTTGTCGAGCACGATCGCACCATTGGACGATGCGTTGAACACATCGAGGTTGTCCTGGACACGCTCCAGGTATGCGGTTTGCGCCTCATCGTTGTAGATGATCAGATCGCTATTAACAGTCGTTGCCATGGGTGAATCCCCTTACTTGGGCAATTGCAGGAATGCGGTTTGGCCGTGCTTGCGTTGGTAGTCGCGCTTCTGCTCGGCAGTCATTTCGGAGCGCTTGAATGCAGCCTGGCCGCTACCCCCGCCCGGGGCTTGTGTGCCTGAAGCCCTTGGCCACAGGTGAGGCGCGCTTTCGCGCAGAGATTCCGCCCACTCGAGCGGTGTCAGAGGGGTCTTGCCGTCTTTGCCGAGGATGACCTGGCCGGATTCATCCACGGCTACCGCTTCACCCTCTTCGTTCAACGAGAACACGCCTTTGGCGCGCAGGATGATGTCATCGGTTGCTTCCGGCAGTGCGCCGGCTTTCAGTGCTGCGCCGCGCACCGAATCACCCAGGACCTTGCCCTGGAACTTGGCGGCGAACGCTTCGGCTTTCTCGGCTCGCGCAGTGACGGTCTTCAACTGTTTGTCGTAGTCGCCACGTAGGCGCTCGGTACGTCGATTGAAGACCTCCTCCACCTTGCCCTCAGTCAGCAGCTTGGTTTCTTCGTCTTGGCCAGCCCGGCTGAGCAAGCCTTTGACGGCATCGATGTCGATGCCTTCGAACTGGGTTTCAAACTGGGTCAACTTGCCGGTGGTTTCCTTCAGCTTGCCCAGCAGTTCGGTGTTCTTGGTTTTCAGCCCGGAAACGGATGCTTCAACGGCAGTCGCGATAGCGGCCTTGATTGCCGGGTTTTCCAGGTCGATTTCGTTTTCTTCTGCCACGTTGATGCACCCCTTGGGTTTGGATTAGCCTGCCTAACAGGCGTAGGAAATCGTGTCCCTAAATTCAGGGACGTTCGAAATGGAGAGATTTATGGCGCGGATGGACACAAGACTGGAAAGCGAGGGAGCTGAGTTTCTCGTCCTGGGGCAATTACTGATTCACAAAATTGCGGCTTACAAGACTTACACCAATATGCCGGGATACGACATCGTCGCCACCAACGCTGAGCACAGCTCCTCCGCGAGGATTCAGGTAAAGAGTCGATGGAAAACTGGTGCGAATGGATTCCCAATCAAGAATTTCGAGTGCGAGTTTGTGGTAGCGGTGTTCCTCAACCGCGGGTCTCCTGACGGAAAAAAGCTACCTATGCCACCGCATTACTACGTTTTGCCAGTTGCAACTGTCCAGGCACTTCGTCGCTCCGAGGGCTGGGGCAAAGTCAATCTGAATCACTTACCTGAACTTGAACAATACAGAGAGGCATGGGGCTTGATATCAGATTCCTTAATGTCAAGCCGTGCTAATCCCAGCCCGTTGGAATGCTAAAGGCTCTAGTGCTTTCATCTGTGCCAAGGTCAGCGCAGCAAAGTTGCGATCGAGCTGCAGCTCCGCGAATCGCTCAACGCTCAACCCACCCTCACGGAACAGCTTTGCCCGCACTGGCCCGATTGCCACGTCCTGAAACGATGCTGGCTGCTGCTGAAGCCAGTGGTAATAGTCGAGGCTTGCACTGACCTGCCCTGCTCCACCCGCACCCACCGCCGCCCGCGTTGCGCCCTTGGCGAACTTCTCGCTGAGCTTGGTCAGCAGAATGAACGTGGTTCGGCAATTCGGGTGAAAGGGCGGCCTGGGCCCAGAGTCGACCGGGAACCGGCGCTTGTCCATCGACCGGCATTGCTGACTGGTTTTGCTATCCAGAGTGGCGACCATCTCGACCTCGGACACGATGTCCGTATTGGCCTTGGCCACCTCCATGCGCGCCTGGGACGACACATGCTGAATCGCCGTGTGCACGACCGTGCTGGCATTGCGGTTTGTGGTCGCCAGGATGCCGTCTTTGTATCCGGCCGCCTTGGTGCCGCGAATGTTGCGGATGATCTGGAAGTTGGTTTGCCCTTCAAAGAACCCTTGCCGGATCGTGCCGGTGACGCGCTCGCGCTCGGCACTGGTCCAGCCCTTGATGAACGACTTCAGCAGCTTACCGCCGCCAGTGCCGCGCACACTGAGTGGATTGGTCAGCACCGCTGTGCGAATAGCCGCCGCGGTCGGCGCAACCACGTCGAGCGACACACCGACCGGCGCCGACCTGGCCAAGCTCGTAACCTCAAATTCGGCCTCGTAGTTGGCAATGTCGATCAGGTCGAGGTTCAGCAGCGCGCTGTAGCGGTCGAAGATGCCCAGCAGCAGGCTGTCGACCTCTTTCAGTAGCGCCTCCAGACGCTTGACGTTGTACTCGGTCAGGTCCGACTGAGTAAGGCGGTCGCGAATAGATCGGTCAATCTCCTTGAGGAAGGGAGCGAACTTGCTCATCTCCCCCGCCTTCAGTTGCTCAAGGAAGACCGCGTGCCGGATCGTGGCATCAAGGATTGCCTGGTTTACCGCCATTTGGTGCGTCCTCGTCATCCAGGCCCATGCCATCGTCCTGCTCCTGCAGTTCGCTGTCGATCTGCAGGTCAGTGCGCTCCGGCGCAATCAGGCCCAGCTTGCGTAAGTAGGCTCGCAGGTCAACCTTCGCAAACCCGCCGTTCTGCCAGAGCCCCACCAGTGCGGTGATCATCTGCGGATCAGCCGTCAGCTCGACAAACTCCTGATTGATCTGGTAGGCAACCTTGTTGTCCGTGATGCCCATATACGTGCAGCACCACATGATCGCTCGGGTATACGCCTCGCTTACGTTGGCCACGCAGCCGGCAAGGACCGATGTCGATGCAGATTGATCGCCGCGGGACTCAGTAGCCGTTTTGGCGGCGAGTGAAGCCACAACCATCCGCGCTCCCAGCTCGATCATCATCTGGTTCTTGTCAGCCATCGCCTCCTTAACCAGTGTGTTGGGCGAGGGCTGCGCGTAGCCGAACTGTCCTCCGACGGGAAGCATCATCGGTGCCCTGGAGCCCACATAGATGCCGTTCTTCTCCATCCAGTCGCGCCACTGCTCATCCAGCCCTGAAATCCACGGCTGGGCCTGGCCACACCAGAAGACGCTGTCCTCGTAATCGGCGCTGTTCCGGTAATGGCCCAGGTTGATCATGGCGATGTCGTACAGCGGCGACTCATCGATGCTCGGATCGTTGTTCTGAGCTCCGACGAAGGTGAACGGGATCTCTTTCAAGCGCCCGGAGCCGCCCGCGGGCCTGAACTCCTCAACAACGGTTAGTGGCCCGCCACCTTTCGGCCCGGATCTGCGCCAGACACGGCAAACAAAGCCTTCAGGCTCCAATGCAAGCTCCCGGTACTGCTCCACCGTCTTGAAGCCGAAGCCATCTTCGATTTCGGGCGACTCGCGCAGCACCACCAGGGTCAGCACGCTGTGACCGTTCACCATCCCGGTACGCCAGTTGATGATGTCCTCGGCGCAGTAAGACAGGATCACCGAATGGCCACCGACGCCGTCGTCCTGGTGGAAGTCGACGTACAGGCCGTGCCGCCCAGCCTCAAGCACCTTCTCAAGCGTGCCCTGTGAATGCTGGTAGATGCTCACGCCTGAACCGTTGGCGTTGTCTTGCAGATACTCCAGCTTCTTGGCGACCGTCAGCGTCGGATCTTTGTGAAAGGCCAGGCCGAGCAAGCCGTTTCGGGTATGCCCGGTGGCGTTCTTGAACACCGCGCGCTCGCGGTAGGCCTTGTTGCGATCTTGGTTCTCAGGCGACTTGTCGTGAGCGTTGATGTACGGCAGTCGGTCGACAACCCGGTGCTGGCCCCCGCACACGTCGCGCACGGTAGACCAACGATCGAGCGCTTCTAGATAGTCCGCCCGCTTGAAGGAGACGTCGTTGCTCATCGGGCGTATCCCATTTTGATAGAGGTGACGATCGCTTTGATCGGATAACGCTTGGCGATGAAGTAGCCAGCAGCGTCGTTCATGTGGTCATGCCCCTTCTTGGGGTCCTTGTCCGGCTCGCCCTTGTCGTTGTAGGTCTGCCGCTCAAGGCAGAGGGTGAGCTGCGGGCATTGGTCGGTGTTGACCTTCAACCGGCGCTCTCCGTAGGTGTTCAGGAACATGGCGTTGACCGAGTTCACCCGGTCTTTGACGCTCGGGTTCTGGCTGTCAACGATCACCGTGAAGCCGGCTTTACGCAGCAGGGACAGGTCCGACTCGCTGGCGTTCTTGCTGCTGGTGTTCTGGCCGCTGGCGTCCGGATAGACCGCAACGCCGTGCCCAGGGAAGCGCACCTTGATCTTCTCGATCATCTCTGGCGTGTCACGCACTGAATGGAACTCGTCCAGGGCCAGCGGCAGCCCCTCGCGCACGACGTAGACCACCGCGGCCATCTTCATGACGTTGAAGTCCATACCGATGTGCAGGGCCTCACCCGGCTTGATGCGCTCATTGGTGCGGCAGTCGCTGCGGCTGAACGTGTAGTAGACGACGCCGGCATAGTTCTCGAAGCTGGCCTCGTACTCTTGCCGGAACGTGCGCGGATCCATTTTGCGCCGGGCCGCGTCAAGCTCCTCCGCCGGGACGTTGCCGCCCTGCAGGGAGGTGTAGAGCCAGCTCTTGTGGTCAGGCTCGCCGTCTTTCTGTCCGTCGCGGTAGGTGTCGTAGCAGTGGTTGAAGCCTTTCGGGGTGCCGATGCGCAGCGCATGACCGCCCTTGCACTTGCCGACGCCAGGCACGACGTACTCGCACGTCGACAGCATCGGCCGCAGGACTTCCTCCCAGGCCGCCCACTTGCAGTCGGCCCATTCGTCCACCAGGACGAAGAACAGGCCGGAGCCGCGCAGGTCGTCGTAGTTCTCCAGCCCCACGCATCGGATCAGGTGCCCACTCTTGAGCGTGATCAGCATGTCCGACTCGTTCGGCTTGCACTCTCGCCACTCTCGCGGGATCGCCTGCTTCAGTCGGCGCCAGAAGACGCGCCTCGCCTGTTTCTGGGTTGGAGCCGCGTACCAGATCTCATCCTCGACGCTAACGCCCCATTCGGCAGCCATGCGCGCCGCGCGGCGCATCTCAGCCTTACCGAGGAAGGTCTTGCCAAACCGGCGTCCGCACACCGCATCACGGAAACGAGCATCACGCTGGAAACCCCAAACATAGATGTTCGCCTGCTTGGGCGTCAGCTTGACTGGAGCCTCATAGGTGCGGGGTAGCGGGGACATTCTCGTCAGGCTCCAAGGTGTACTCGGCAACTGCGTACTGCTGGTCCGCCTGGGAGCCCAGGGGCTTGTCAGGTTCGATCTTGCGATTCACGTAGACGTCGCCGACTTCCTTCGCTGCCTGCTCCAGGATCTGCATAGCCAGGCCGATGTTTTTCATGGACTCGGCGCGCTCCACAAAGCGGTTCATAGCGCGCAGGCGAAACGCTCGGTTGGCGATCGGGATCTCCGCAGTCTCTTCGCGGAATCGCTTGCGGGTGTCTTCAAATAGGGTGACCCAGCGCTTGGCCAAGTCCTTACCCGAACGCTTAGTCGGGTCGTGTGATTCGCACTGCTGGCGGGTCACCTCGATGCCGAATTCCTCTCGGACCGAAGCTGCAACCTGTGCTGGGGTATCGAAACAGGCCAAGGCCTGAACGATGAAGGCCTTCACCTCGTTGTTCAGGGCCGCCATAGGGTTCTATTCCGTCTTAGGTCTGTCCAAGGTCAGGCAGACTTGAGCAGACAGGTTCCGCAGGCCCTCGAAATGTTGATCTTGGCCACCTCAGGCGGCCGGCTTGCAGCGTCGATCAGCTGCTGTACGTCGTGGCTCGGGCCATACCGGCGAACCACACCGACGAACTCCTCGACGTCGTGGCCACGCATCTCGATCTTGGGCGCGCCTTCCTTGGTGAAGGCTGGTTGGCCGTATTTGTCCTTGGCGTGAGCCAGGTGGTAAAGCTCATGCTCGACCAAGGCGCAGAACTCTTCATCACTGCACTGGGCGCAGTAGTCTGCCGCCAGGGTGATGATGAAGGCCGGCACATCGCCGAACCAGTCACGCATCTGCTGTTCCATCCGGGCCTTCTGCCAGCCACCAGCGCGGAACGCCACCTGCTCGGCCTGTCCCAGGACTGTGCGCCCCTGCTTATTGAAACTCGACGATGCCCACATGACCTGAATGTCTGCATCCAGTAGGTGGGCATGATCTTCGTTGTGGATGCTGCCGGTGTCGGCAAGGATCTCGGCTTGGAGCCATTCCCACACTTCAGGCGCGGGAGTCAGGCGGATACCGAAGTCGGACAGCTCCGACAGCTCGAGCAGTGACGATGGTGGGTATGACCTGTTCACTGCTACCCCTCAAGCGGCTCCGAATGATAGTTTCCTGCACCAGACGGATAACCAGAGAATTTGATATGCACCACCAAAGTAATCATGACGCCGAACAAGCCAAGCCTTCACGCTGGAGCTTGCTTAAGGACGGGACATGGTTTGCTGCCCTTATCACATTGTCGATTTACGTATTTACCGTTGTAGAGGACCGTGGTCAGCTCCGAAGCGACGTAAAGCATTTAACTGACTCACTAGCAGAGGTGAGGAAGGATCTGGACGCTGCTCGGTTGAACAACAAGCAACTAAACGACTCACTGCGCCAGAGCGAAATAGATCTCGCTAAAAAAGAGGTCCGTTTCAATGAAGTAGAGAAACAGCTTGCCGCTGCTAGTCAAGATGCACTCAGCTCCAAATCTGAAGCGCAAACCTACAAGACTCTAGTAACAGCTGATAAACGCTGCCAGCCTTACAAGCAAGAAGTTGAGCATCTGGAAAGAAGTCTGGCCATTTCTGGCATAGATGTGTTTTCTCCTAAAGGAGATAGACGCCAGGAAATTTTGAATAACCTCGAAAGAAGCAAAAACTCATACGATGCATGCATGGGACTGAAGCGATAGCCTTAAATCTCGCGTCACAATTTGGCGGATACGAAAACGTTGCGCGACTTACGCTGCAAGCTGCAGCTGTTTGTTGAACAGCTCGCGGATCTCACCAAGCCTGGCCATCACCAGCGGCTCACCCTTCAAGTGGATCAGGTGGGCCAGCTGGTGGACGATCCCCGCGTCAGACAGAACAGCGCTCGACGGGAGCTCCTTGAACCAACACACGAACACCGCGAAGTGCAGCGCCGCGGGCAACTCCTTCAGGAAGCGCTTGTCGGTCATCCCGACGAATCGGGCGTGCTCCTCGCGCAGGTCCTGGTAGCTGGCCGAGTACTGGTTGTTGCCGATCAGGTACTCCACCGCTCTACCCCTTCACGTCGAACACATGCCCGCGGCGGGCCCAGGCATACGCCACCACCCCGCCGTGCAGCATCACGCCGAAGGGGTTCACCCACTGGCCTTGCATGGCCGTCACGAACGAACCGAACGCGCCGATGGCCACCAGGTAGAAGGCGATGCTCAGTAGAGGTTGGTCGATCGGGCGAACCCGGCGCAGATAGTCACAGGCTGCCAGGGCGACCAGGATGCACAGAACCGCATCGGTCACGCTGAGCGCCGATACAAGGATGCTGTTCATGTCAGGCACCTCGCGTCGCAGGGAACGACCCGATGACCTTCTTGATGGCCGGGATGATGTTCATCGCGGTCAGGCCCAGCACGAACGCCACCCCACACAGGAGGTTGTCGTCCACTACAAGGCTCAGCTTTGTAGCGAGCCAGGCAGTAACAGGCTGGGTCAGGTACACCGAGAAAAAGAAGCCAGTAGCCACAGCCGCGGCCGCCTGGCCCCGAGTCAGGTCCTTCAGGAAACCGAGGGACAGGATCGAGCCAATGAATGCAGCCATGACCACGCCGTACTTGACCAGCAGCACGCTGGCGGCAGTGCTCGTTGGTTCTGCCATTGGGTGTCTCCATGGGGGTTAAAAAGGGCCTGCGTTGGCCCGGGCATTGCCCAAAAAAGAAAACGCCCGCTCAGTGGCGGGCATATAGCTCCGTGCTATCGTTCGCCGAATCCTCAAACGAAAGGAATGAGAAATGCTTGAGTGGCGTACAGAAAAGGAGGCCGGTGAGTCAGAGCTTGGCGTAGTCAGTAGCGGTGTTATCTCGCACGGGCGAGCGCTGTCAGCGGGTGGCAACGCGACGCCTATTGCCTGTCTCGTTTACAAAGATGGAGTCATCATTGCCGGTGGAACTGGAAGGACTGAGTTCAACCGTCTGTTCACTCAGTACCTATGGGTTGATGAGGAGTATCGAGCGCAGGGTATCGGTACAGAAATCCTGCAAAGGCTGGAGGATCAAGCTCGCAGTCGGGGCTGTACCGATGCGCTGATCGAGACGCTAAATGACCAGGCGTTTGAGCTCTACCTCAAATTGAGCTACGAGCCCGTCAGCACCCTCTCTAACTACATCGGTAACTTCACTCGGCGAACGCTAATAAAGTCTTTGACCTAGCGACGCTGTGATCCGAGCGATGCTGATCCCCTCATGCTGTTGATTCCGTACGTCGCGCTACCCGGCTATCGACGTCCAGGTGTTCCCGAAGGCCGCCCTGGCTGCGGTGGTTGGTTTCTCGCGGGCAATAAAAACCCCGGCAACGCGGCCGGGCTTCTTTTCACTGAAAGCTACTACTTGAATTTACGCCGAATAACCAGCCAGGCCTTCAAAGTAAGCAAAGCAAGCAATGCTCCTAGCACTCCAGCGAACACGCCCACTTGCAACCGTACAGATGGTCCGAGGTAGCACATGTTGGTCGGAGAGGAAAACTGAATAACACACGGCTCTGGAAACAGAATTTGCCAAGCATGTGGCATGCATGTAATCCAGAAAAAACCTATGGCAAAAATTCCGTAGATCCATCCGCGGGAAATGTCAGGGCGCTTTCTTCGGAGCAGAAGCAAGATGGCAACCAAGACAAAGGACAAAGCCCCAGGAACGAAAACGGCATCGAAATAAAACCGATGGAGTTGCTCAACAGGCGAATCCATATCACCTCAACATAAACCCGGCGCAGGGTCGTGCTTGAGTTTGGTGGGAGAAAGACAGGGTTCGAACCTGCGGCCCCCTCGGCATAGCCCCGTAGCGGGCGCCTCAAGGGTCTAGCTACATCAACCTTTGGCCACTCAGTCACTTTCACCAAATAAAAAACCCGGCATGGCGGCCGGGTTTCGTTTGTCAGTCCTACACACGCAGGAATGACAGGATGGGATTAATTTCGCTCATCCGCTCACTGATGTCAACAGGCAATTACGCAGCCCGTTCAATCAGCAAGCCTTCCGCCTCCAGAATGTCTGCGGCATGTGCCAGGGCATCGTTGACGAGATCGTCAGCAGCCCGGCCTATATCCAGTCGCCACCGGCGCCGAGTCGACTCCGGAGTGCCGTCGTTATCCCAGGTGTTCATGTCGTAGAAGCTGTCCTTCAGTACGATCATGTCGGCGGATCGGGACTCGTCCTTCTTCGCCTTGGCCTGGCCGGCTGCAACCGCCGCCTTTACCATCGACTCGCGGCGCCATTCCGGAGCGTCGAGCGGGATCTCGACCGAAACGGAGGTTGCCACCTTCGGCCGCGCGCCCTTGAGCTGCGGGATAGCCCAGGCGGTGATCGCCTTGTACAGGAACAGCTTCGGCGCCGGGGTGCTAATGAGGGCCTGAAGTGCAGAAAGCGCCTGCACCTTGCGCGCCTTGTGGGTGCTGTACTTCGCCACTAGGGCATCCCAGTGCTTCTGCTCGAGCGCACTGTGCAGCCGGGCAGATACCCAGCAGTCCACTTGGGTGCGATCGATGGTGTCGGCGCCGCGGGAGCGGACCAGTGTCGCCAGATCGCCGCCCTCCTCCTCGTCGGCAGAGTTGTACAGCTTCTGCCATGCCTGCTTGCTGGTGTTGTCGATGGCTTCGGCAGCAAGGGCCGAAACAACTGCATTCAGAACGCCTGGATAAATCATGCTGCTTCCCCCTTCAGTTCCTTGATCTTGGCTTTGTACTCGGCAGTCATCGCCTTCATGGCCGCCCTCTCCCGTTGTGCGTTTTCTTGGGAGCGAACAATGCGTCGTAATCGGACATCCCCTGCCTCTTCCGCCTCATGATGGTTGCGCCGGTGACCATGACGCGTGGGTCCATACCCCATTGAGTGGCCGTATTCCGCTTACCCTCAAACTCAATCAGGCCGACATCGCTGCGGTTAGCATGGCTCTCTGGGGTAACACCTCTCCGCGTGTTACAACCACGGCAGAGAATCCTCAGATTGGAGCGCGCATTGTTCTGGCGGTTTTCGTCTATGTGATCGACGTGACAGGTGAGCCAGGTCTCATGCTTCCCGCACAACTCGCAAGCCCTGCCGCCCGGACCTACTTCGGCCCACATGACGTGACGATGCTCGAAGACATATCCGCCTTTGTCAGCGAGCGGATGACCTGGCTCGTACACACGGACATACCCATTCGGTGTGATAACCCGCTGCTGGCGACTTGTGGGAAGCTTGTCGGTTGTTCCGTTCCGCATCACCCGGAAGTAGTGCATCTGGCAAAGCTGGGCGGTCTTGTACATGGCGGCACGGCCGCAATTCTCTACGCTGCATTGCATTGGATTCGCGCCTCCAGGCGACGGCACTTCTTGGCGAAAACCGCCTTCAAGCGCTTGAGGTAAGGGATCTCATGACGGACCAGTTCCTGATTGCACTCCAACCACTCCACCTTTTCCGCGCCGATCCTCTCGACCAGTCGGGGCCGGTAAACCATGATGTTTCCGCTCAAGTGCGCATTGCACTGGGAGCAGGACTTGTTCATGTTCCAGAGGTTGAAGCGGAGGTGTGCCGCGGCGCCGACGCTACGAAAGTGAGAGCAATGCCATTGACCACCCCATGAGGCCGGCTTGTCGCAGCTGATACAGCCGAGATGCGCGTCACGCAGCCGGACGTAGCGGTTTATGACCGCCTGGGCCTCTTTGGCGTATTCCGCCCTGCTCTTCAGCTTCTCCTTGCGGACCTTGATCTCCCGGCGACCTACATCCGCTAAGGCTTTCTTGGCGCGCGCCTGCCCCTTTTCGGACTTCCCGTAAGCGATGGCGCACTCGATCTCACCGCACACGGCCTGCGAGGTTCGAGCAGGCACGAACATCACGCGGCATGAAGGACAGCGCTTACGGCGCGGCCCACCTGACTTGAGCGGGGTTTTGCGCTGCAGTGGGGTGCGCTTCATGCCGCTACCTCGCTCAGCAGGTCACTGAACACCACGCCATGGCCGGTGAAGTACGCAGCCATGCGGTCGGTGTACTGGATGCCCTGGGCGCGATTGAACAGGCTGGTCACCGGGAAGCCATCCGGGCCAAACAGCTTGCATCCGCCCATCATGCTCAGCTTCGTCTCGTAGGGAAGATGGCGCATGACCCGGTACCACTCAGCCTGAAACCCGGCATCCTCGTTCAGCAGGATCTGCACACCGAAGTGCAGCTTGCAGTACCGGCGCGCATCTCCTGCATCGCCGATCTGGGTCATCTCGGAAATGCGCTTGTACATGGCGAACCACAGGGCGTTCTGGTCGAGCGTACGATCCTTCCCCGGGCGCAGGGAGACAACCACGAACTTCTTCTCCCGGTACATGGTGGTCAGGCAGGTGATGGCTTCGGAGAGCTTGGCCTGGCAGTTGACGCTGATCTTGTCGGTCATGGCTGCACCGCCGTTACCGCTGTGTCGTCCACGCGACGGCAGTCGCACCACAGCCGGGTGATCGTCTTCCACGTCGAGCGAGCGCCCTGCCCCGTCCAGTACGGCCGGATGTAAACGCGCTCATCCTCGACAACCTCGATCTGGTACATGGTCCCGGTACGCTTGTTGCGAATGACCATGCCAACTTTTGGCTTTGCGAGATTTTCGGTCATGGTTGTTCTCCCTTGCCCATAGCGGCACGACCCGCGATGTACTCAGGGAGACTCCGGCAACCCTCATCGGTGTCGTAGAGCGCAAGCAGATCGCCAAGTGCCTTGCGCAGCGCCTCGACGCTGGCCTGGTCCTTGCGCCATTCGTCACGAATAGCCTCTGCTGCGCCAGCAAGCACCTCGTTCTCGGCCTTGAGCTGGCCGGCACCACGCTGCACAGTCTCCATCTGGCTGCGCAGCGAACTGTTCTCCGCATTGACGTGGTTGAACTGGGTGGCGATGTGCTCTTCCAGCGACACCCGGTCACGCTGCCAGTCGATATCGTCGTGGTAGTAGCCGAAGCGCTCGCAGAGGCTGCGATGGAAGTTTTTGAAGCCAGCCTTGAGCGCCTCAATCTCAGCGATCAGGGCCAGGACTGCGACGGGGTTGGCGGCGGCAATGAAGTCGGCGTCGGCGACAGGCTGGTCGCCGGAGCCGTGCAGCTGTGCCGGGCCAGCGCTCTCCCACGTCCAGTACGCCTCGTCGCCTTCAAACGAAACGCTCATTTCGTTGCCGTCGCCGCGATCCCACGGACCGGGCGTTGCAGCTTCAGCCAGCCGCTTCAATTCGGTGTAGTCGGTCATTGCGCGATCCCCTTCAGCAAGGCCTGCAGCTGCTTCAACTTACCCAGGGCCTCGGCATTACTCTCCTGATCAGCCGCCACAGAAAGAGCCACTTCTTCGATGCGGGCCGCCATGACCTTCATGCGCTGGCCAAACTCTTCAGCAAGCACGAACACTTCACCGGAGAGCGCAGCAAGTGAGTCCAGCGCGCCGACTTCGGCTTTCTTGATGGAAACTACGGTTTGGGCTGCGGTCTTCGGCATGGCTTGTTCTTTCCTTGGTTTTTGGGTAACGGTGGCTCGCTGGAAGTGACCATTGACTGGCTCGCGGATCAGGCCGTGTTCTTTCAGTGCGCCGAGGCAGGCGCGAACTGCCGGGAATTCAGCGCTGCTGGTTTTCGAGACCTGCAGGGCCCGATGGATTTCGAGCGCAGCCCAGTGCTGCTGGATCGGGACGACTTGGAAGACCTTGCGGGCCAGTGCCGTCTGGCCGGCGAGCATCTGTTGTTGCCTGGTTTCGTTCATCAAAGGCTCTCCTTGCGTTGTGCCGCCGCAATAGCCTTGCGGGCTTTGCGTTTGCGCAGATACGTGTCGACACGATCAGCCTGGGCCTTCTTAAGCCGCTGACGATCATTGCGTGCTTTTGCCGCATCCACGATCTGGCGGACTTCGGCGAGCCTTTCGCGAAGATGTGGCGACGGATTCGCTGGAGATCCAGTGAGCAGTCCAGCAATGGCTTGGCCGTCGGCGGTGATTGGGGCGATGCGAAGGTCTGCCAAGTACTGGCTGGCGGACTGCTGAGTGATCAGTTGCATCCGGACCGCTGACTCTATGGCGATGACCCGGCGCCCTGGGTCGAATCCAAGGGAGACGCTCCAGGTAGTTGGAATGGCTTCTGCCCGAGCCGTTGCCACCAGGCGGTCGTAGGCGCTGTTGAATGCCATGCGTGCGCCCACCTTGTCACCAAGCCGCAGGATCGGAGCAGCAGCGGTCATGGCCTGCTGGATCTCGGCCGTCATCACTACGGTTTCGATCTCGTCACTAGCGAGCAGCGCGATCGACCAGGCTTCATCTTTTCCTGGGCGGCCATCCATGAGTTGCACGCGCGACAGGATGTCCGCCATGGCGAGCTTGCCCTTCACCTCGAAGCGGCAAGCCTTCAGTGCAGCCTTGACGACGGGTACCGGGTACGCACACAGGTCTTCAGCCATCATCGCCGCAGTTCCAGGGTTCATCTCTTGCCCCATGGCCTCAGCAGTGGCGCAGATCGCGGACGCCAGCCCGGCTACCTGCTGATCGTTCATTTCAGAGGTATTCATTGCGATCACCTGCTTGGCGCTTGGCCAGAACCATCTGGGCTGCCTGCTCTGCCGCGGAGAGGTTCGCCTCGGTGCGCTCCATCTGGCGGGCAGTTGCCCCGTTGATGCGCTGGCCCGTGATCCACTGGGTGTGGTAACTCTCGGCGTTGGCCAGCAGCTCGTTGAGGCTGTGGCACTTGCGGAGAATGGAAGCGTCACTGGTTTTCAGGTAATGGGCCGCCACATGGTGAGCAACATCGGAACCGAGACGATCCACAAGCAGGGCCATCTGCTTGCCGACCTTGCCATTCCACACCGGCCAGGCGCCGTAGCGCTTGCGGTAGGCCATGGCGTAGTTCGCCCAGACCTTGAAGGTTTTGCATGACTGGTCCTTTGGGCCTGGCATGTCGGCAGGGATTTCAACCCGCGGTACCTCGAGGCGATCCAGAACCACCAAGCCGCTGGACGGAGCCGGCTTGCCCGGACCGTCCTGCAAGTCCTGACTTGTACCCTGATAGGTATCCTGATGATTGGTATCCTGATTTGTCGGATTTTTTTCCGACCCTGGCTCGGATTTTCTTCCGACCTTGCTCGGAGATTTTTCCGAGGTAGATCGGATTTTTTTCCGACCTTGGTTCTCTGGTGGGGTCGGATATTTTTCCGACCCATCAAGCTTCTGGTTCCACTCGACGGCCTTCTCGGTCAGCCGGAAAAGCGTGATGTTGGAAGTGCTGGAAAGTTCGATTAAACCGGCTTCGTCCAGGGCCTTCAGCATGCGATAGGCAGTGTCCGGCTTGTCAGTGAGAAGCGGCAGCTCCTCGACGATCTTGGCCTTGCTCAGCGCGAAGAAGATCCCATCGTCGGTCTTAACCGGCTTGGTCCAGCTCGGGCAGCCGTAGATGAAGGCGAACAGAAGTGCCTGCTGAGAATTCAGCCCCCACTCAAGCGCCTTCACCTGGTTGATCGTGATGGTGAATTGCATTTCAGGCCTTCCCGACCAGTGCGGCCAGTTCAAGGAAGCGGTCCACATACCAATGAGGCTGTGTCTCGCGCGGGCATTGAGGGCTAGTGAGATTTTTGCCGTACTGGAGGCCCTTTTCAGTCACCGACCAGAAGTCGACCATCTCGCCCCTGGAGTTCTTGCGCTGGAGCTGTTTCAGGAAGCCCTGGGCAGCGAGAGCGCGGTTGAAAGCGGCCGGCGCGTAACGGATGCCGTTGTCCTTTAGCAGGGCCGTGGCGGACTTGGTGGGCATCGAGGAGCCGCCCGCGGCATCTGGCGCGGCGTCTACGGCGTAGCCTGGGAGGAACTTGGCGTCGAGGCCGTTATTGGTGGCGATCTGGGCGAGCATCATCACCTGGCTCGATGGAGCTGGCTTGAGCAGGCGCGTGAAACACTCCAGGATGGCGAGCTCCCCGACGACCTTGGTTCCATTAAGCAGAACTTGATTGCGAGCGCCCTGTTGCTGTTCCAGCTCCCGCCAACGGCGAATCACCTTCATGCGCATCGGCGCGCTGTAACCCGTGAGCAGGCAATCGGTATGCTCACGGTCGAGCTGGTACTGCACCTGCTCGCGGTTGCGGCCGTCCAGGTAGATGTCCTCAAAACTGAGGGCATCGGCCTTCAGCTCTTTAAGCATCGCCAGGATGTCGCGTTTCACGTTGTCGTGACGCTTGCCGGTGATATTCGCAATTTCGCGAGAAGACATGGTGGTCCGCGACACGTTTTCAGAACTAGCAAAACGTGTCGCGACATTGGTCGGTGTATTGCTTGAATCAGTGTGGGTATGCATAATCGTCCCCATCAAGTTGTAATGAATTAGCCGGGGCGCAATCCCGGCTTTTTTGTGTCCGGAATTCAGGCCGCCTTTACCGACGCATCCATCACGTCGAGGCTGTGGCGGACATGGTTGATCTCTTGGCGGATCTGGGATTTCTCGAAAGTGCTGACGTGGTTGTCGCCCAGGGCGTCGTGGACCGCGATTGTCAGGTCGGCTACTTCCTTACCGACATTGATTAGGGATTTGGTCAGGGCTTGAGGCTCGGGCACCTTCCGCGCCACAAGGTCAAAGCCAAACTCGTTGGCCAGAGCCATCAGCGGGCGCATATCGCCGGTGTGCAGCAAAATCCCGAACAGGTGCTCAACCGTCAGGTGGTGAGCGTCGTTGTCCGGGTTGGCGCGCTGCAACAGACTGACGTGGGGAACGCCCATCTTCGCCGCCAGGGCCTTGGCCTCGTTGTCCAGCACAGCGCTCTGGCAGGACCGCAGAAAATCTTCCATTCGTAAAACCTCACTTCTGTTTCCGTGGCGCCCTGCCTTGGTGGTGGGCGATCATTTGTCCATCGAATCAGCGAGAGCTTGATCAGGCGGCCATTTCGGCCCAAGGAAACGACGGACATAGGGATTCTTTTTTGAAAGCACCTTCGGTCAACGCCTCCGCTCGCTTGGCAATAACTGGAGACATGCCGTGCTTCCCCCGAACCCATCCGGAAACGGTGCTTTGATCAACCTTGAGCTTTTCGGCGGTGGCCTCCTGCGTACCGAAGTAGTCAACGAGGCCCTTGTAAATTTCGGTCATGACGCCCCTCCATACGGGAATACCCATATATTAGGTTATGGGAATACCGATTTGCAAGGATATGGGAGCGCCCGTAATACTCCCGCAATGGAATTCAAAGACCGTTTAAAAGCCGCACGCCGGCACGCGAAGCTCAACCAGGCTGAACTGGCTGCCAAGGCGGGCATCACACAAACATCGATTTCTGACCTCGAGCGCGGGAAGTCGAAAGCTACTGCGCACGTTGTAAAGATTGCTGACGCTTGCGGTGTGAGTGCCAAGTGGCTGTCAGATGAGATCGGCCCTATGACATCAACGGCGGGGAACGGACCGGCCGAGTCCAATGTCTCGATGGCCGTCCAGCCATCACGGTCCTTCCGATACCCTGTCATCAGCTGGGTCGCCGCCGGCGCCTGGGCAGAGGCTGTGGAGCCCTACCCGGCCGGAATTTCAGACACCTACGAGTTTTCCGAATACGACTCGAAAGGCCCGGCGTTCTGGCTGAAGGTCAAAGGCGATTCGATGACTGCGCCGGCCGGACAGAGCATCACGGAGGGTACGTTGATCCTGGTCGATACCGAAGTCGAGGTGGCCCCCGGCAAGCTGGTAATTGCCAAGCTCCCAGACAGCAATGAAGCAACATTCAAGAAATTGGTGAGCGATGGGGGGCGGCTGTTCTTGAAGCCGCTAAATTCTGGCTACCCAATCGAGCCGGTCGACGAGAATTGCCGGATTGTGGGCGTCGTGGTGCAGGCTCTGCAGAAGTTCTACTAGATGCCAAAGAAGCAGCCGGTGGATACCAAGGCAGCGACTGCTGCTGATATCGAACGATCCATCCAGGCCCTCAACAAAATGGCTGAGCGGCTTTGGGGTGATGGACGAGAGGCTGAGGCCAAAGCCCTTCTCGATGCCCTGGATGGACTGAATCGGGCGCTGGATCGAATCAGGATCGGCGAAAGCCGTAGAGTAAAGACCCTCCATTAGTGCGTGTTCCCACCCGACGCAGGGGGGGATTTGTAGATTCCAACTTTGGTAGGCAATTCGATCCGGCAACCAACACTGATCAAGCAGAAATAGCCTGCATCCGGTAATCAAGGAAGACAAATGCTGAAGTGGGACTCTTTAACAGGCGTAGCTGGCCACATGGACGTGAAGTACGATGGTGGCGACGCCGACCGGCATCTTCTCGACTCTGCCCAGTATTCAAAATCTGTTGATGGTTCAAGCCGCCTGTATAGACTCGTGGGACATTACTGTTTGCATGGCGAGGTTTTATCTACTCGCCAGCAATCCGACCTGCGGTGCTTTTCTGCTCCTCCAAGAGAAGGATCTTTTGACTCAACACTGGTTATACTTACAGCACTTACCCATCAGTACCCAGCGTTCAACGATGTCTACAAAAAGGCATTCGATTGGCTGGTAGCAAAAATAATGGGCCACATAAAGGATGCGCTGTCAGGAAAATCAGATGTGAAAGAGCTCGTCGAGGTCATCAAGGAAGAGGCCAAGTCTTCTGCTGAGCTGAAGACTCTCCTTACGAACGGACTTATTAAGGCGAATGACAATCTCGCTAGCCTCATGGACAAAATGATGAGCTCCATTCCTGGGCTTGTTGAGGCTTCAAAGTCTCCTATGCGGGCAGCTCTTGCTCCCGTGGGAAAAAGCTGCAATCAGATCACGCAGTTCTCCGACTCCGATCATCCGGTTCTAATATCAGAGCCTGAAGCCTTAGCTATCAGGTCAGATGGTGACGTTGTTGTTGGCCAGGCCTCGGAGTTTCAGATCAATAGGATCTTCTCACTGAGCGTCGACAGCGGGGCTTGCAGAATTGAGATTGAAGGGTTCGGAGGCACCCATCATGGAAAAATCAGCGATATCGCCCTATCCCAACCAAATAACCCCTACTCAAAGGCGCTGGATAGTCATGCGCCGTTAAAGGTTAGAGCAAAGCCGGTTTACAAGGATGGAGAGCTACATCGACTTTTCATCACCGAAGCATAATGTTTTGCCTTTCGGCGTAGCCCGGCCCAGCGCCGGGCTTTTTGTTTCCGCCCTCCCCGCCTGACCCCGTAGCCCGCCATTGGCGGGCTTTCTGTTGGGTGATGGCGCGGGGCCAGAATGGTAGAATGATCACCTTTTGGGGAGGGATACCTATGCGAGGGTTTGGAATTCTTGCGATCGTGCTCGGGGTTATCGTCATGCTCGGCGCGATGGTCATGGACGTTTCTGTTCCGGCCGGTATGGGTCGGGTGAATAACTTGGGGCTAATGGCTGACCGCCAGAATTACACCATCATCGGCGGCGTACTTCTGATTGCCGGGCTGCTGATGGCGATGCTTGGCCGTCGCAACCAAGGCGCTCCTGTAGCAACGCTCGACTCGGGCACCAGGCCTTGCCCTATGTGTGCTGAGACAATCAAGAACGCCGCCATCAAGTGCAAGCACTGCGGTGCCGATATTGATGCAGCCAAGGAGCCACGCCTGAAGAATGGCTGGGTTGCTTCAGTTCCATGCAGAGATATCGAAGAGCAAGATCGTGTGAGAGATGCAATATCTGCTCTTGATCTGCCTGTAGTCCAAATGATCGGCCTGGCTATCGGTGCTGGCCCCTTCGAAACAAAAGATGAAGCCAAACAGGCTCTGGCCGTTTTACGCAATGAGCCAAGGCTTTTCAGTGAGGTCGTATATCGGGACTCGGTGAGCGGCAAGTACCCGCCGATCTCTGACTAGAAACAGGAATCCATCCGAGGCCCGCTAAGTGCGGGCTTTTTTGTGTTCGCCGGAGAGGTATTCATTCGAGGTTCCTACTCATTCAAACGATTAGCTTCACTTCCCTATTGCCAATTTATGGCAGCATAAATACTGTGCATATATACAGTATTAGCAAGGAGCGAGCCGTGAACCAAGCACCATCCCAAAAACCAAAACAAAGAAACTCCTATGAGCTGGTAGGTCGACGCATACAGGGAATAATCGCCTCCCCTGGTGTGCAGAAGATTCAAATGGTTGTCGTCTCAAGGCGTGACGACGAGAGCCAGGAAGCATGGCAGCAGGTGATCCAGGATATCGGCGATACCGTCGGCATTCGCGTAGAGCATTTACATGATGGGGCCGTCAGGATCGGCTGGCGAGAATATTGCGACGCATAAATGAGCCCGCCTTTGAGCGGGCTTTTTATCGCCTCCTATAAAAAATATGGGAATACCCATTGACCATGAATATGGGATTACCTATATTTGCATCCAAGCCAGCGACACAGGCCCAGCAGCGAAAGCAGCGCCACTCTTTAACAACCCGCGCCATACACGATTACCCGGCTCACGCTGGGAGGTCAGCCCCGGCTATCACCTGTGGGGCGAGAGAAAGTCAGGTGACCAAAATCGCGCTGCCACTACTGGCGACCAGCGATCCGATAGCCCCGAAAGGCTACCAACGCGCAGAACTGCGACGGCGGACGAGGTGTTGACCGAACTGGCGAATGACCCGGTAGGAAGCGCGAGCAACACGGAATTTTTCACTGATGCACCTGGGAGACCGGGTGCATTGGGAAAACAACCGGAGCAAACGAAATGCCAACGAAGCGCGGAAGCGAAATTGAAGTGGGTGACGTTATCTATGTCGGCATCGGCAGTCGCACAGGCCGAGTGATTGAGCTCAAAGCCCATCCCCGCCTTGCAGAGCTGAACCCTGGCTACACCGGTCGCGTAGCGGTTACTGATCGCGGCTCGATCACGATCATTGATCAGTTGCCAACCAGGATGCCGGTGTGACGGACCTTTTCACTTCTGCCACCGCATCGGTGGCAGCGGGAAAACAACCGAGGAAAGCAACATGCAGATCAACCAGCAGAAAACGGTTCAGGTCGATGTGACCGAGCTTCGCCTCCACATCAAGGTGTGCGACTCATTCGCCGCCGGCCTGCAAGACGCCCAGGGCGAAGAGGTAGGTGCCTATGAAGGGTACGTGCCCGACTTTTTCCCGGGCGAGCACTTCGGTGACTACCTGATCCTGAATATCGACATCGAAACTGGCCAGATCAAGAACTGGCGAAAGCCGAAGGCCAGCGACATCGAAAAGATGATCGTTCAGGACGAGGACGACTGACCAACCAGCGCCACGTCAGCCTGACGAAAACTGCCGGCGAAGCATGGCCAGCTTTCAGGAATTGGCCCGCGCCGCGATCAGTGCCCGCACATGCGGCCCAGGCATCATTTCGATATAGCGTGCCCCCTGCGAATGTCTTTACTTCCGCACTTGCACTCGGGGACGCGGACCTCGGATCTCCCTCGGGAATATTCGTAGTCGCTTGCAGGGACAGTATCGAACCCCTCCCATCTGGTTTCGGTACTACCCCAATCATCAGAGCGACTGACCTCAACACCTTGGTGGCCGCAATTACCGCAGATGGCGGTGTATCGACTCTCATCCTTGCTCATTTGGCTCTCCTTTTTGCCGAACAGCTGGTTCAAATATAGCAGCGATAGGCCTGCCCCCTTCCTACACAAGTACGAATGCACTCCCCTCCACGCCCAACGGCAACCAGTGGAGCAGTCGAGTGCAGCCGAGTTTTGTTGGATCAACACCCCTCCACCCTGGAGACAACCATGACCGCAGCACTGAAAATTTGCCAGGAGCGCTTCGACGCTTTGTTGCCTGCTGAGGCGCCCGACGACAGCGAAGCCGAGCGTGAATGGCTGGAGCATGCGGCGGAGCAGCTGGTGTGCGGCGCTGACGTGTCGTGGAAGCGGCGCTACAGCAAGCCAGTCACCGTCACGGCTGATCAGTTCGCCACCTACCTCCAGGGCCACCTGAATCAGCGGCAGATCGACGACCTGGACGAGCGTGATTCGTTCGCTCGCCTGGTTCTTGCCGCGGTCGTTGGGAGCCAGAGCGAATCCTACAGCCATGCCGGCGATTTACTCGGTTCAGAAAGACCTGTTCAGGCCCTGGAACAGATCGCCATGGCCCTGCTCAGGCCCTACGCCGCCGACGCGGTGGCGGCTGAGCAGGAAGAGCGGGAAGACGATGTGGATGGCGATCTATGAGCCCTCACATCCTCATCGACCAGGCCCTCGACGGGGTCGCCGACCCAAACAGCCAGTCGGACATCGACGTCCTGGTGCAGGACCTGATCACTCGCCTGTTCACCGATGGCGCAATCACCACTGACGAGTTCAACCACTACTGCAAGCGCCTGATGGAAGCCTGTCAGCGGCGCAAGGAGGCAGAATGAGTACTGCACCGGTTAAGTCCCTGATCGATGAGCAGCTTGAAGAACTGCCCGCCGACCGCATGATCCTGGCCTTCACTCACGCCAAATGGTTGGGTGCCCTTTCGCTGGCTCACGATGCGGGCATCCCGAACGTGCATGCCTGGAGCGGCCGAGCCTGCCTTTGCGGAGAGTGGACAGTAGCCTATGAGGTAAAGGTGTGAGCCGCCTCCAAGTCGCCCGCCGCGTGGCCTACTGGCGCGGATCTGCAATCACCCTTCTCTTCTGCACCTTCCTGATGCTGCTGGGCGCCCTCGCCGATCGCATCACCTCCTAAATCAAGCATTCATCGCTGCGCTTGGCGCGGCAAGGAACAGTCATGTCCGCAAAAAACGTGGCGCCGGTGGCGCACGAACGAAACCTTCACGTCCTGCCGCATGCCGCAACCAGCACCAGCGCCCTGGTATTGGATGGCGACAGCCTGGACAAGATGATGCGCCTGGCCGAAGTCATGGCCACCGGCCGCGCCACATTGCCGAAGCACTTCAATGGAAACCCTGCGGACTGTCTGGCGGTCGTCATGCAATCGATGCAGTGGAAGATGAATCCATTTGCGGTGGCCCAGAAAACGCACTTGGTCAACGGCGTCCTTGGCTATGAGGCTCAGCTGGTCAACGCGGTCATTACCACCTGCGCACCGGTGATGGATCGCCTGCACTATGAGTGGTTCGGGGCCTGGGAGAAGGTGATCGGACAGTTCACGATCAAGAACGGCGACAAGGGCGAGTACCGCGTCCCGGGCTGGAAGCTGGAGGACGAGCAAGGTCTAGGAGTAAAGGTCTGGGCCACCTTCCGCGGCGAGGACGAACCGCGCGTCCTTGAGCTGTTTCTGGCCCAGGCCCGCACCCGCAACAGCACACTCTGGGCGGACGATCCTCGCCAGCAACTGGCCTACCTGGCCACCAAACGCTGGTCGCGCCTCTACTGCCCGGACGTGATTCTGGGCGTATACAGCCCGGACGAGCTCGAAGAAAGCGCGCCAACTGTCCGCGACGTTTCACCACGCCCGACAGCCTCTCCCGACGAACTCCCCGATTACCCCGACGACAAGCTCGCCGAGAACCTGCCGAAATGGCGCGCCGCGATCGACGCGGGCCGGTCAACACCCGAGAAAGTCATCGCGACCATCGCCAGCAAGTACACCCTGACCGATCAGCAGATCGAAACCATCCAAGGCCTCGCGCCGATTGAAGGTGAGCCGGTATGAAAATTCACAACGTAGTCCAAGGCTCCGCCGAGTGGAATGCCCTCCGCGCCCAGCACGACACCGCCTCCGAGGCTCCCGCCATGATGGGGGTCTCGAAATACCAGACCCGAACCGAACTGCTGACCGTGAAGAAAACCGGCATCACGCCGGAAGTCACCGCGGCCCAGCAGCACATTTTCGACAAGGGCCACGCCACCGAAGCGTTGGCCCGGCCGCTCGTCGAGGCCATGATCGGCGAAGAGCTCTACCCAGTCGTGGGCACCGACGGCAAACTGCTGGCCTCCATGGACGGCGCCACGATGCTTGGCGAGACCCTGTTCGAGCACAAGCTGTGGAACGAGTCGCTGGTTGCCCAGGTGAAGGCCGGAGAGCTGGAACCGCACTACTACTGGCAGCTTGAGCAGCAACTGCTGGTGAGCGGCGCAGAGCGTGTAATCTTCGTTTGCTCCGACGGCACCGCCGAGAACTTCGTGCACATGGAATACCGGCCTGTCGTCGGCCGCGCCGCACAACTGGTCGAAGGCTGGAGGCAGTTCGAGGCCGACCTGGCCACCTTCGAAATGGCTGAAGCTCCGTCGATCGTCGTCGGCAAGGCGCCTGACGAACTGCCAGCCCTGCGCATCGAGCTGACCGGCATGGTCACCGCGAGCAACCTCAAGGTGTTCGAGGAATCGGCGCTGGCTGTCATCGACTCGGTGAAGACCACGCTGGTTACAGACCAGGACTTCGCTGATGCCAAGAAGGCTGTGAAGTGGTGCGGCGATGTCGAGGAAGCAATCACCGAAGCGAAAAAGCTAGCCCTGTCGCAAACTCAGGCCATCGCCGAGACGTTTGCCTCGCTGGATCGCATCAGCGCACACGCCCGCGAAACCCGCCTGAAGGTCGACAAGCTGGTGAAGGCTCAAGAGCTGCTGATGAAGACCAACATCAAGCAAAAGGCCGAGCAGGCGCTGGCGGATCACGTCGCAGCGATAAACAAAACTCTGGGCCGGGTCACACTGTCGGCGGTGACTGCGGACTTCGTCGGCGCCATGAAGAACAAGCGCACGATCGCCAGCTTGCAGGACGCCGTCGATACCGAGCTGGCTCGAGCGAAAATTGCTGCGAGCCAAACCGCGGACGCAATCCGCATCAATCTGGCCAGCCTGGCCGAGCTGGCAGTCGATCACGCCTTCCTGTTCAACGATGTTCAGCAACTGGTGATGAAGGCCAATGAGGACCTGGTCGCGCTGATCAAGGTGCGGATCTCCGAACACCAGAAGGCCGAGGAGCAGAAAGCCGAAGCCCAGCGCGAGCAGATTCGCCAGCAGGAACTGAAGCGAATCGAAGACGAGGCGAAGGCGCGCCTGCCAGTCGAGACCGTGCCAGACGTCAGTCCGGCGCCGGTGAAAACGTCCGCACCTGTGCAGTCCACCGCGAAGCCGGTGGCCAGCGACGCGGCGACGGTAAACCTTCAAGCGGAAGTGTTCGATCTGGAGGCACTGATCCATGCCGTCGCCGGAGGTCATGCGCCTATCACGGTGCTGACCGTGGACTGGGAAAAGCTTGACGCAATGGTCGCCACTCAGGGCGCTAAGTTCAGCATGGCCGGCGTGAGGCTGGTGAAGGTAGCAGCATGAGACACTCCATCAACTAGGCGCACCACTGCCGCAGAGAGAGCTACGTACACCGATGTTTTTCGAGAAATCAAACTACACAGTTTGCGACCTAATCTTAGAGATCGAATACCAGCTTGCATCTTCGTACATAGCCTTATTAAGCTGAAATCTTTGGAATCCTGTGTTCCCGCTAACACGCCTATATGTAATCGTAACGCTAACTCTATCGCTCGAGCCTTCAGATATTACAAATGTCGTGTATGTATCATCATACAATGGCTCCGGCGTCAGGCTAAAATCGAAATCCTCTGACGAGACGTTTATAACTACATCTTCACAATAAGCACCTTTGTTAATAACTTTAAATTGATAATAGAACTCTCCATCCTCATCATGAGTACCCTTAATTGATTGCAACATCAATAAAGGATCAAGCGAACGCTCGTGGTTTTCCAAACTCAATTTCTGTGCTTCAACCATATGAGACTGTTGTTCTACCGAAGCTCTGAGTTCATCGGCTTGCAATCTTAATGCATCAGAGCTTAATTTAAGCTCGCGGCCCTGCTGCAAGAACCCGAGAACCAACCATAAAAAAGCAATTGGCCCAAACACGCCGGCAAGGAAATCGCCCAGTTCGTTCAGTCCAAGTCTTATAAAGCTATCAAACTTAAAGACAACTGTCGTTGTAATTATTATTAGATACACGACAGTACCCAACATCCCCCAAAATTCTAATTTTTTTGCCACAACTCGCTCCGTCCCGACCCCATGCCGGCAGCCCGTAATACCTCAAACAAAACCGAATTGCCACCACCGATCACGGAAAGAGGCGCCTGGAATCATCTGACTTTAAGCGGCGTAAGACGTATCAGAACTTCACAATGCAAACAACTGACCTGGCTGGGCTTGCCGTCCAGTGGAATAGAAGAGGTAGGCAATGGCCAAGAGCAATGCCCAATTACAGAAGGACAAACGCGCCAAGGAGAAGGCGCTGCTCGAGCGGATCGGCGCCGAGAAACGTTCGCTGATTGTTTCGAAAGCGCTCGATGATGCCCTGCTGATCCTCGGCGAGCGCCACGACTTCGAGGAATGGCAGGAAACGATCTCTACGATGGTGATCAACTTGGCTGCAGCGCCCGCTGAGGAATCGGAGCGCTTTGCCAGCATGTCGCGACATAAAATCGTAGTTAAGGAAAAGTGGTCGTGGCAGCTTGAGGCGTTCGCCGCGACCGGCATTGAGCCATAGTGTTATTTATTTAGCTCCGTATAAACATCAAAAAGTCTTGCATACTCAGCCAGCGCCTCTTTAATTTCTTCACGATAGTTTTCAGGCTTAGGACTAGTAGCTTCTTCCGCCTCCTGCATACCTTTAACATCAAAGGCTATTGGAGCTAACTCCAGCGGCTCCATGTAAGGCTCAGCAATACTGATTCTTTGATCTCTATTTCTCCGTGCAATATTCCTGAGCTGCGCAGCAAGAAGATCCCTCACACTTAGCTTAAGCTCTTCTTTAAGATCATCAAAACACTTGTACTCTTTAATCTGATCTAGAAGCTTCCAGAATTCAAGTGTTCTCGGGTCTATGGGTGAGCTGCTTGCAAACCCACCTGAATGTTTAAGAGCAAGCCCCAGGAATACTCGAAGCATATCAATGCGTGACTTATTCAGACTATCGATAGCTTTCAACGCCTCAGCCTTAACTTCTTTTAGTTTAACAACATTGCCCGCAATAGAGATTTCTTGAACTTCTGGAGCAAACGCTATGACCATTGCCAAAACCGCAAACGCCACAACGAATGCAGTAAACTCAGCACCTGAAAACTTTCCAACATCAAGTAAGTAAAACGCTATTGATGCTGTTGTCATGAACAGCACAACACCCAGCGCACCTAAAAATATCCGCATAAATTTCGCCCCTCCCTAAAAGCAAGGACTATACCTCCTGAGGACCAGCTATGCCCGAACAACAGAAGAAACACCCCTTCGATTTCAAAACCCAATACGGACTTGGTTTCAGCACGCAGGACGATGAGATCGTTGTCGACTTCTTCTGCGGTGGTGGCGGCGCCGGTACCGGGCTGGAGATGGGTCTGGGCCGCGCGGTGAATGTCGCGAAGAACCACAGCGCCAGCGCGATCAGCATGCACACCGTCAATCACCCCGGTGCTGTGCATTTCACCACCGACGTTTTCGACGGTGATCCAGATTCCGAGTGCGGCGGCAAAGCCGTTGGCTGGTTCCACATGTCGCCGGACTGCACCCACCACAGCCAGGCCGCTGGCGGTCAGCCGCGCAAGCGCGAGATCCGGAACCTGTCGTGGATCGGCTTGAAGTGGGGCGGCAAGAAAAAGCCCCGCGTCATCAGCTTGGAAAACGTGAAGCAGATCCTGCAATGGGGGCCGCTGGTGGCCAAGCGCGACAAGACCACTGGTCGCGTGGTGAAACTCGGCGGCGGAGTAGCTGCCCCTGGCGAGGTTGTGCCGGTCTACCAGCAGTTCCTAGTGCCCGACCCGAAACGCCGCGGCCAGACCTGGGCCGTTTTCGTCGCCGAGCTTCAGCGCCTTGGCTACGTCGTTGAATGGCGGGTGCTGAAGGCCTGTGACTACGGCGCGCCAACCAGCCGGGAGCGCCTGTTCATGATCGCCCGATGTGATGGCCAGCCAGTCGTCTGGCCTGAGCCAACGCACGCAAAGAACCCGGCCAAGGGCCAGAAGAAGTGGCGCACCGCTGCCGAGTGCATCGACTGGACCATCCCGAGCAAAAGCATCTTTGACCGTCCGAAGCCACTGGCTCCGGCCACTCTGCGCCGGATCGCCAAGGGCATGAAGAAGTTCGTCCTCGATGCCGCTGACCCGTTCATCGTGCCAATTGCGAACTGGTCGGGCGACAGCGTGCAGTCAGCGCATGAGCCGCTACGCACTGTGACTTCCTGGCCCCGCGGCGGATCGTTCGCCATGGCCAGCCCGATCATCGCACCTGCTACACACCAGGGCAGCGACCGGATCAACGACCCATCCGCCCCGCTACCGACCGTGACCTGCGCGAACCGCGGCGAGCTGACGCTGATCAGTCCGACCCTGATCCAGACCGGATATGGCGAGCGCACAGGACAGGAACCTCGCGTGCCCGGCCTTGACCAGCCTTTGGGTACCGTCGTTGCCGGCGGAGTGAAGCACGCCCTCACCGGCGCAGTGCTGGTAGGTGCCGGTGGCCCCGAATATTCCGGCAAGCCTGCAGCTGTCGACCAGCCGGCCGGGACGTTGATGACTCAGAACCACCGCGCGATCGCGGCGGCGCACCTGGTCAAGTTCCGGTTCGCGGACGAAGGCAAGGCGCTTGACGAGCCGCTGCCGACCATCACCAGCGGCGGGAACTACCAGCGCCCGGCCGGCGCCGCGCACGCCATGGGCATCTCGACAGTGTTCATGGCCCAGATGAACGGTGGCTTCAATACCACCGCCGCCAAGAGCATCGAGGATCCGTTGACCACGGTTACAAACACCGGCAGCCAGCAGCAGTTGGTGACGGCGACGCTGGTGACTAACACCACTGGCCATGCGCCGTCGAGCATGAATGGTCCGGTGCCAACGGTCACGACCGGCCAGCACCACGCACTTGTCACCGCCTTCATGGAGCGCCAGTTTGGCGCAAGTGTCGGCCAGGCAGTTGATGAACCAGCGCCGACCATTACCGCGGGCGGAGGCGGCAAAAGCTCTCTGGTAGAGCTGCAGCTCTCGCCAGAAGTCGAGGCCGGAGCCCTGCGCGTCGCTGCCTTTCTGATCAGCTACTACGGCACCGAGAACATCAGCAGAACCGACGCACCTGCGCCGACCATAACCACCAAGGACCGCCTCGGCCTGGTCACCGTGACCATAAAGGGCACCCCTTACGTGATCGTCGACATCTGCCTGCGGATGCTGCAGCCGTCAGAGCTGTACAAGGCCCAGGGCTTCCCGGCCGACTACATCATCGACCGCGGCGCCGACGGCAAGCCGTTCACCAAGACTCAGCAGGTGCACATGTGCGGCAACAGCGTCAGCCCTCCGCCAATGGCGGCGCTGGCCAGGGCCAACGACCCATGGCGAGTGACCGAGCAGCAGTCGCGAGCAGCTTAACCGCACTCCGCCAGCAACTTAGCCCCAAGCTCCCGGCCGGCGACCTGGGCCAGGCCACGATCGGGGAATGTGCGATCACCAGCGACAACCGGCACCACCACTTCCCCGCCCCGCTTCACCTCGACGTTGATCCGCCAGGTCTCTCGGCCTTCCTCGTCTTTCTCGCACTCCATGTAATTCCAGAGCTGAAATCCTTCCAGCTCGTCATAGATATCGTGCTTTGTCATGGGCCTACCCGATTTGAGGAAGGCGCCATCGTAGCACCTCAACTGCCCGGGCATGACCCGGCAAAGGACGCCCCGCAAACACAGAAAACGGGCATCAACCCAAGCTAATTCCGATGTCGCAACCCCGCATGCTGCAGGTAGAAAGGCAGTTCCAATTCTTTCCATCCTGAGAGATTTTCAGAACCTGCTCATCCCCCTTTAAGAACCAGCCTTCAAACTGCATATCGATAGTTTCGATTGCTAAGGTATGCGGGGGCATAACCTTAATCTGAAGGGCTACGTCACCAGGCCCGCGACGTATTGTGATTCTTTGGCCAACCACCTCGACATCCCAATTTTTATCGCCGGCATTCCATACGTTGTCGGTGATGGTAAGCGTCGTTGCGCCGGTGGTATCTGCAAGAAATCCGGAAAGCAACACCGGGGCGCCTTTCTCCTCGGGAGGGCGAAAAGACAAAACATTCACTCCGTCTACCTGGATCAGAGTATTGCAATCGATAAAGCTAACTCCTGCAAACTTCACCTCAATCGGTTCAGGGCCAAAGTCGAATAATTCCGAAGCGAAACCCTGTTGCTTGCACTTTGGATTTTTATTCGCCCTAGCAACAGTTTCCGCAGAAAGCGTTCCTCTCGCTCGCTTCTGATTGCACTGCATGCAAAGCAGCGTCATTCCTTGTGGGCTGTGCTCCTTGGCATCCTTGAAGTCTGGAGCGAAGTGCTCGTAATCGTAGTACGCCATGCCGCAGATTACGCATCCGAATCCACAGCGACTACGTATTTCGCGGCGGACATCTTGCGGTACATAGCGCCCCAGGCCGTGCTGGTTTCTTTCGCCCATTTTCCCACCCACCCAATTCATGCGGAATCGAAATATAGACCGCGAGGTATCCCCATGCCCACAGAAAACAAACCAGCCGAGCTGCTGCAGGTTGAGCGCTCGACTGTCACGAAGCTGGTCATCACCGGCGCGCCACGGCTCGATCCGATTACGGTGTTCCTCGAGGACTTCGGTCGCCGGGACTGCCCCATCGAATCCGATCCGAACTACCAGACCGCCCAGGGCAAGATCACCATCAATTGCTGGGACAACAGCTGGAACGCCTATTGGGGCGGGATGGGGCCGCGCACAGTCGCGGAGTTCGTCGCAGACTGTGGCTGGGACTACGTCCTGAACTGTTTGGATCGCGGTATTAGTTCGACGATTTTCAGCGGTAACGCCCTACATACTCTGGCTAAGAAGTGCATCGTCCAACGCCGCCGGCAACAGACCGGGCGCCACGACTGGGAACTGGGCGAACTGAGTAAGGGAGAGGCCCGCGAGCTTTGGCATGACATCGATGTTCTGCGCGGCATCGAGAGTGCAAATGAATGCTGGCACCACAGCACGCTGCTGACCGAGCTATTCGGCGAGGAATGGCATTACCCACTCAATGGCAAGGCTGTCGAAGAAAATCACCAGTTCACGTACCTGCGACGTGTTGTCGAGGCTGTTCAACAGGCGTTGCGCCAGTCACATTAGCAGGAGGCAGCTCATCACCAGCAAATTGCGTAATGACTGGAGCTTTCTAGTCAACGGCGTGAAGGTGCCCTGGAGCACCTACTCCAGGACGGATAACTGATCTCTACTGATTTAGAAACTCAATACCGTCTAGATCAACCGCCCAATACAGACTTCGTGACAGCAGAAATAACGGCGGTTATAGCTGCTGGCACCCATGACTTTTGAAGTGCATCAATTGTGGAACGAATAAGGCTTTTATCTGGATTGCCAGATTTGAGCTGCTGTGAAATCTGACTTAAGGCCTCAGCAAGCCCAGCCATCTGCTCGACCATTGCCGCATCGGCTTTTCCGGTGGCGATTTCTATAGTGCCACTACCCATATGAACACTGTTTCCGACGGTACTTGATCCCGGCCCACCACCAGTGACAGACACGCTCATGCCGATACCGCCATGCGAAACAACACTTTGCCCAATAACTCTAATTTGAATAGTAAATTGGTCGGGATTGGCCTTAATACTGTCGGCCAACGAATCAATAATCGTACTCGCTTGAATTGCATCCATATCAACCACTCCTGACCGAATAAGAGAACGCCCTGGATATCTGCGCGACCTTACGATAGTTCATCCGAACCTAATTACCACTCCCCCCTCAAAGTCAGCCGCTATAGCGGCAAGGACGAAGTCATGCCTGAAGAAACTGTTTTGATCCAGCCGCTGCCGGTCGAGCGCGATATCGACGGCTGGTGGTCTCACCCAAATTACCTGTCGGAGTTCGATGACGAGATCACCGAAGCACAGTTCCAGGAGTGGTGCCTGCGCCACCAGGTGGAAACCAAAATCACCTACATGGAAAGCGACGTTCCCGCCGATGTGTTCGATACATACATGGATGACGGTCAGTGCGATTGCTCGGCGTGGGAGATCCGGCATCCGGACGAACCGGGCTGGTTCATCCTGTCGATTCATGACGCGGAAGATGGTCCGGTCTGCGTGTGGGGTCGTCGAGCGGCGCCCATGCCGAAGCTGCCAGGCGCGAAGGTGGCGCCATGATCCTTCCCATCCTCTACATGGCCTGGCTGATCTACCGAGGGTCGAAGCGATGAGCGACATGATCGAAGTGAAGACCGCCGACCTGGTCGGGCCGGCTCTGGATTGGGCTGTTGCGAAGGCTGAGGGAATGCGGCAGCACACACCAGAAGGCTTGAAGCACGTCTACTGGTACTCGGGGGATCGCTGCATTGGCACTCACTGGCAGCCATCGACCAGCTGGAGCCAGGGTGGCCCGCTTATCGAGAAGTACGCAGCAATGGTTCGCGGATATCCCAATCAGATGTACGACACCCTGGCGATCGCCAGGGTGTGCTGTGACGGCGCACTGTCCTGGAGCAGCGGCGCAACCCCACTCATTGCCCTGTGCCGCGCCATCGCCCATACCAGGCTCGGCGAAGTGGTCCAGGTGCCCAAGGAGCTGATGCCATGACCGACTACACCGAACTGAAGCGACTGGCCGAGGCCTTCCCGGACTATGACTACGACAGCAACACCGAGCCATTCTTCAACGGACCTTCGGGGGAGTCGCTGGGTGGAGGCTCTACGGGCTTCTACTGCGTGTACGGCCCTGACTTCGAGATCGATGGCGACCAGTACGATGGCAACATACTGGTCGAGGTAACCACCCGTGATCAGGCCAAATTTATCTGCGAGGCCAAGGCTGGGATCTTGGCCCTAATCGCCGAGAACCAAGCGCTGCGCAAGGATGCAGAGCGTTATCGGTGGCTCAAGGTTGATGACGCAGACCGCGACCACCTCTACACCAGCACGCAGGGGGTAGACATGGACGCCGCCATCGACGCCGCCATGGGCAACGGAGAGCAATAGGAGTTCGCCACAGCCCGTGTTGCAGTCGACGGATAGCCAGGACAACGGGCCGGGCGAACAACCCAACAGTAGCCGCGCACAACGCCGGCGTCTGCAAGACCTTTCTGCAAATCACACTCAACTTTCTTAAGCCCGCCGAGAGCGGGCGAGGTAACCCCATGTCTGCGAAAAAACTCTTCGAGATCCTGGTCGGCATGCTGGCCTACCTGCTGATCACCCTGCTCTGGTTCTTCTACGCCGTCCCGGGAATGTTGGACAGCGGGACCGAGGCCGCCCTCATTGCCGCCTTTGCTGGGTCGGTGCTGTGGCTGGCCGTCACCGCAAGCGGCATCGTTTACATCATCCAGCGGGCCAGGCCCTGAACTCATTCTCTGCCGCCGCGGGCGGCATGGGGAAAATTATGACAATTGAATTTTTATCACATGAGGATGTGTGTCAACTGACCGGAGCAAGGACAAAGGCCGGTCAGATCGCCGTTCTCGTTCGAAATGGGATTCGCCACACGATAAAACGCAGCGGATGGCCATGCGTCATCTCAGCGGCGCTCATCGGCGGCCCGGTAGATCCGAAAGAAAAGCTAACCTGGAAGCCACGCAAGGCGGGATAAATGGGACGTAGACCGACAAAGCCCGGGAGCATTTCTCGGCTCAGGGAAAGGAAGCGCGGCAAGCTGGTGTATTTCACCTACGACCTTGGCGGGAAGCCGCGCAAAGAGATTTATCTGGGGAAGGATTACGGCGTTGCGATCATGGAGTACGCACGCCTGGAGCGTGACCGTACCGCGACAGAAGCCGCAGCGAAGGTCATCACTTTCCGCTACGTTGCCGAGAAATACCTTGTAGAGGTTGTTCCGACCAAGGGCTCAAACACCCAGAAGGACAACCTCAGGGAGATGAAAAATCTGCTGGCCTTCTTCGATGACCCGCCCGGACCACTGGACAAAATCGAGCCCATACACATCAGGCAGTATTTGACCTGGAGATCCTCGGCACCCGTCCGCGCGAATCGCGAAAAGGCTCTCTTCAGTGCCATCTGGAACTATGCACGCGACAAAGGTTACACCGCCCTGGCAAACCCTTGCTCCGGAATCAAGGGGAACAAAGAGACCGGCCGCGACACCTATGTCGAGGATGAACTGCTGAAGCGTGTGTATGACAAGGCAGATGTAGGCCTTCAGGACGCCTTGGATCTGTTCTATCTGACCGGCCAACGTATCGCCGACACCCTAAAAATGGACGAACGCGACATCCGCGAAGGACGTTTAGCTGTTCAGCAAGGGAAGACAAAGGCTAAACGACGTATCGAGATCACTGGAGAGTTGAAGGTGGTTCTTGATCGAATCGTGGCAAGAAAGGCTTCCCACAAGGTCCGCTCGACGCGGCTGATCGTTTTGGAGGATGGCACGCCGATGACGACGGCAATGTTGCGGAGAAGATTTGATTTGGCCAGAGAAGCCGCCGGCGTGGCCAAGCCGGAATTTCAAATGAGGGATCTACGGGCTAAGGCCGGTACGGACAAGGAGGAGTCGAGCGATATCGTCCAGGCCCGGGACCAGCTTGGGCACACAACTGTCGTCATGACCGAGCATTACATCCGAAATAGGAGGGGCAAGAAGGTGTCGCCGACCAAGTGAATTGCGGCAACAATCTAGGATTGCGGCAATTCACTGATTGAGTGCTCACAGCCGAAACAACCGCAAGCCATTGAAATAGATGGTGCCCGAAGCCGGAATCGAACCGGCACGCCCTTACGAGCGGGGGATTTTAAGTCCCATGCGTCTACCAGTTTCGCCATTCGGGCGGTAGCGCGGTGTTGCAGTCTGAAAGGCGTGAGCCGTTTCAGCGCCTTGCGGCAAGGGGGTGAAATATATACATCCCCTCCCTTTGAAGCAAGTTCGTTGGCGTCAAATTCAAGACTGAATATCGAGCCTGCCCATAAACAAAAAGCTCCGTAAATCATAGATCTACAGAGCTGTTTCTATCGGTGGGGGCTACGGCCGGAATCGAACCGGCGCAGAAGAAGGCTGCATGCCACTGATAAAAACAGGCCGGCAGGTTAGCACACTGAAAACATCGTAACCAACTGATTTTAAAAGACTTGTAGCTGAATGGACGAAGCCGTCGGATCGCCTAGGTGCCGCTCCCAACGCCTTCCACCGCGCGCGCATAAGCGACCGTCGCCACCTCTATCAGAGTCTTGCGCTCTTCCCCGTCGATAATCCCCTTGGCCTTGAAGTTGTCGACAAGCCGCAGCAGTTCATCGTACTGCTCCTGCGCATCCATCCGGACCTCAGGGTTCGTCAGCAAGTCATGGAAGGCGGAAAACGCCTGCACTTTCGCGTCATCGTACATGGCCGACTCTCCAGGAATGTGTATTCGGTAGAGGGCGCAATGCCTCAATGGGTTCGTCGTGTACGACGCACGGTGTAACCCAACTGACTTGGGGATCGTGGGATGGCTAAAGCTACGGGTCAGCAGAGTCGAAGAGACAGGCCTGCGGCTTCTTCAGCCTGAATAGGCGCCCACCCTGACCAGCTGTTGGCCGTTCAGCAATCCATCGTAAACACACCTGGCCGGGCAAGCGGGACCACTCTAATCAGAGCGGTCGCGCATGTCTCGAAGACAATTCTGAAGAAACCTGAACGGCTTAAGGAAACCTGGGCGTAGCCGGCAGAAGCATGCGTGCGAGTACCTCGGTTGAGCGGTGATCGGACGGGCTAGCGTATCGACGCAAGCGTTCGAGGCGGGGCTGACTTGCTGCTTATCCAACTCGGCGAACAGGGCACTCCCTTACCCGCCAAGCCAATACCTTGAATGGGCTGCGATAGTGAGGCGGTGGATGGGACGCCATCAATATAGCGAGCAGGTTGCGCAATACCTGCCAAAAGTCGCGGAACACTCCCGATTGTGCACGTCTATCCCTGGGCCCCTGGGGTCCGCAGTGCTTTAAGAATCGACTGAACCTGGGAAAGTCCAGTGCCACTAGTATGCCCAGGCATTTATAAAGGCATGCGATGAAAGTCCCACAATCACCCGCACTGACTAATGAACACGCCATAAGAAAGAAGCGCACCGATGTCTCTTTCAACACTTTCGAGAAATCCCATGAACAGGTCCCTTGCCATGAATGTGGTGTTTGTCGGACTTCTGTCGTTGTTTGCTCTGCCCTCCCATGCCGGTATCTCATTGAATGGAACTCGAGTGGTACTGACCGGACCGAAGAAAGAAACTTCCATGCTGGTGCTGAACGATGAATCGATACCCATCATGATCCAGTCCTGGATCGAGCCCTTCAGCACAAGCTCCGATCAGGACGTCCCCTTTGCCATCACCCCTCCCCTGAAACGCCTGAGCGGGAACGCCCGACAGCAGTTGCGCATTCTGTATCAAGGCATGGGACTACCCGCGGACAGGGAGTCGGTGTTCTGGTTGAGCGTGCAGGAAGTCCCCCAGAAGTCGAAGGATGAAAACATCCTGCAGATTGCCGTGCGCCAGCGCATCAAGTTGTTTTACCGGCCCGCCGGTTTGCCAGGTGACGTTGACCAGGCCCCATCCAGGTTGCAATGGCGCATGGTGCCCAAGGAGGGCAAGCCGGGCCTGGAAATCAGGAATGACTCAGCGTTTCACATCTCTTTCGGCACGGTGAACATCAAGAGCGGTTCAAACAACTATCCGATTCCCGCAGAAATGCTGGCCCCCTACTCCAGCCAATCATTCACGATCGAGGGGGCTTCTTCCCTGGCTCCAGGCGGAGCAACAAAGATCGAGTTCGAAAGCATCAACGACGATGGAGTGCCAGTACAACACTCAGGCGACATATCCAGCTGAGCATAGTTAAAGATCAGAATTTTTTGTTTGTCGCTTAACCCGGCACCTTGTTATTGGCTGAATATCACTTCTTAGTGAAATACACACTTCGCCAATAGCCTTCACCCCAAACAAAGAAAATCATTTCCGAACGCATGGAGCCATGGGTGCGCAAGAGCGATTCACCCACAAACCCTATTCAAGGTCGATCAGAGAGAAACAGGCAATGAAGACCACAGCAAGAAAAATTACCAGCCCCCTCTTCGTCGCACCGCAACTTTGCATAATAGCCTTCATGGCCCTCGCCATGTCACCGTCCGCGAGGGCTGCGACTTTAGAGGCATTTGGGCAGGCGATTTCGATCCCGAAGAATACGACCAGCGGCACCATAGTGGCTCGACAGTACATCACTCCACGTTTAGTGCTCCATTACCAAGCTGAACTTATCCTCTCCCATCGCCCTGTCCTGGGCATGCTGACAGACCGAAACATCCGTGCCTCTCAGCTTCCACCGATTCCATTCGTCATGCTCATTCCTTCGACTGGCGGTGATGCAGCGTCAGATCTTCGGTAAATTCGCCCCGCTAACCCAGACTCAGCCGCATGACCTTAGCGCTGTAAAACCCAGCTGGAAGATGTGCCCGAGCTCAGCGAACGACCGTCGCAAGCGCATGTCATCTGTCGGGTTCGATAGCCAGGCCTTCGCACCGATGGAGCCCCTTTACGCCTGATTGAAAGTCTCGATGCAGAACCCACATAAGTAAACGCGATAAAACAATAAAAAATAAGCGACTAAGACACTAACTCTACCACTCGTCGGAACCGCCACTTTATAAAGCTGAAGGCACCTTGCTTTTACCTGTTTACAGGCTTGACTGTATTCCTAGCCATGATCGAAAGGGGCAATAAAATATATCAACACAAGAAACTGACATCATCCTTGACGCCGATATCACTCGCCTTGCCGTCAAGACTCCACAACTTTTCAATGAGTTAACCTAACTACCGTTTTTCCGTAGCAGTGGCAAGTCTGCAACTTGATTTTAAATAGGGAGCCAACTCATGGAATGTACAATCAAAAAGGAATATGAACATGAGCATCACAGTCACCAACGGGGCAAGCACAGTAGTTAACGTGGCAATCAGTACATGGGAGAAAGACGGCAGTGACGCTTACTGGCCATTAGAGCAAGGCAAAGGTGATACCTGGAAACGTAGTGACCCAAGGGGTTACTTGATGGCCATACAGGATAAATCCCAAACAACTGAATACTACGTCACCTGCAACAGTGTAATTGTCATCGAAGACAACCTCGTGAAGGATCACGGCCGGACTCTTAACCCAGTCGCCGCGGCCGGGAAGAAAAATGTGGTAAATGCGTAA